GTAAAATTCTACAAATACAATGAAGAGTTAGAGTTATAAATTGTCCCTTGGTGTAATTGGCAACACGTTTGATTTTGAATCAAAAGAGTTTAGGTTCGAGCCCTAGAGGGACAACAGAAAAGGAAAATAGGCAAATGTTGGTTTGTTGCGGCACTCTGCATTTTTTTACACTATTTATGTTAAAACAGTTAATGAATAAATGTTATAGGTGTTTAGGGAAAGCAACTTACCTAACTAAAACAGGAAAGTGGGTTTGTGACAAAAATGCATCAAAATGCATAGCAATTAAAAAAAAATTATCTAAACTAAAAGAAGGTTGCACCCCTTGGAACAAGGGAACCAAGGGACTAACTACTTCTTGGAGTAAGGGGTTAACGAAAGAAAACAATGAAGTTTTAAAGATAAAGTCAAAAAAACTTAAAGAAAGATATGAAAAAGGTGAATTAATAAGTCATAGAAAAAATAAACCTAGAACAAAGGAAGAGAAGGAAAAACTTTCTGTTGCAATAAAAAAGCGCTATGAAAAAGGTTGGATGCCTAAAGCAGGTCGATGTAAGAAGATTCGTTATTCTAGTACTATAGCAGGTGAAGTTTTGTTAGATGGGACTTGGGAGTTAACACTTGCAGAATATTTAGATAAACAAAAAATTTCTTGGGAAAGAAATAAAAAAAGATTTACCTATACTTATGAAAACAAAGAAAGGACATATACGCCGGATTTTTACTTAAAAGAACTTGATCTTTTCCTTGAAGTAAAAGGGTATGAAACAGAACTAGATAGAGTAAAATGGATCCAATTTCCAGCAAAACTGCTAGTGTTATATAAAAAAGAAATTGATTTAATTAAAACTGGTGAGGTACTCAAATGGTAAAGAGGAGTGTCTGCTAAACACTTAGGTCGTTGTTTTAAACGATACGTGGGTTCGAACCCCACTCTCACCGCATTATTAAAAAGTGTTCTGTGTAAAAGCAGCGAGGGTTCGAGCCCCTTGTTTTCCGCTAAGTATCTTTAAGTAACTTTTAGTAGGAAGTTAACAGTTTTTATTATATCTTTAGAGTATAATTAAAAACTATAACTATGACACGTTTTCAAATACTTAAAGAGTTCTGGGGTAAAAGTTTAGAATGGAAATTTAGTATTATAAGTTTAGCTATTCAGTTTCCAGCTTTTATTTTCCATGAATTATGTCATTTGTTTTTACTAGGGATGTATATGTTTATTTTCTCTGATTACCAAAAACTCAATTACGCAGGTAGTTATTTTATAAAGAAAATAAGTGATAATCAGCTTGGTGGTTATAGTTTGTATATATCTTGGACCTCTTATAGTAACCTTTGGTCTATCATAGTTGCTGTTGCACCTTTGATAGGTTATATCAGTTTATGGTTATCAGTTTTAATTTCTTATTTTTACAGACAATTTCCTTTTCATTTATTTGCTTTAAGTGTCTGGTATTTACTTTACAGTTTTGGTCAATTTATGTTATCTAAAGAAGATGTAAGCTCTATAGAAATAACAATGATACGTGCAAAATATAAAAATAGGGGTAAATTACTAATTTTAACTAATCAAGTTCACAAAATTATTAAACGAATAAAACCTTGGCAATATGAATAAACTTAAAGTATTTATCTTTTTAAAAAGATTACCTTATTGGGTTAAGTTTCTAATTGGATTAATAATTTCACTTAGTCCTTGGTTAATCATTTATACTTTTGTAAAAATATTAAAATAAAATTTATGCAACATTTCACAAGCGATTTACATTTCTTTCACAAATTAATGATGAAAGAAAGAAATTTTTCTTCATTAGAAGAAATGAATCAATCACTCATAGACAGTTGGAATAAAGCAGTAAATAAGCAAGATGAAGTATGGTTCTTAGGGGACTTATCTTTTAGTAATCCGAGTTTAGCTGCTGAAATTTTAAATAAACTAAACGGTAAAATACACTGGGTATTAGGGAACCATGACCACGGTGATTTTGTGAAAAAGATTTCAAAACTTTACCAATTTGCATCAATTCAAAACGATGCAAAGATTAAAATTGAACCTTGTCATCTTCAAAAAGATCAACAAGACATTATAATGTATCATTACCCAATTGCTATTTGGAATAAAAGACATTGGGGTGCATATCATTTACATGGACATTCACATGCTCATTATTTTGTCGAAAAAGGTTTTATTCTAGATGTTGGAGTAGATTCAGCGTTTAAAATACTAGGTGAGTATAGACCTTTTTCTTTAGATGAGGTTATTGCATACATGAAAACTAGACAAATAGGTTTAAACTTAGACCATCATGACTCACAATCCCCTAGATAGTTTTATGAAACCTAAAAGAATTAGTATAGCTTTTGTAAGTGAAATGGACTATTACAGATGTCGGTTTGACTTGTGTATGGAATATAAAGACTACGTTTATCTATACGATACTCAATATGATAACTTTTATTATATAGAAGAAAATTTCGTAGGATTACTTTATGATGGTGAATGTTGTGTAATCAGAGATGTTGTTAATAAGAAATCAACATATGCTTTACCAGCAGTGTTAACAGAAGAGATTTCTTTAGAGTTTAAGTTTAAGTTCAATGAAATTATTCACGATATAAATAAGGAATTGAATGAAAGTTAAACTTAAATGGGTCAGTGAAGAGACTTATATAGCAAAAAAATATTGTATTTATTCACATTATTCCCTTTATGCTTCAGTATGGATGTTACATGAAGATGTTCACTTTCATATTGTAGAAGGTAATGATAAAAGTAATTCTTATGGGATAGCAAGAAAAGATGGTAATAAAACTCAAGACTTTGGTAATTTAATAGGAAGCATAGATGGGTACCAAGTAGTTTATCTTAGTAAAGAATTGTTTGATGAAGTGACGAGTGTTATAATACAAATAAATAATGAATTAAACCAAGAAATATGAAAAATCAAGAAAATCAAGAAAAAGACATTCTTCAAGAAAGAAAAGAATTAGTGCAAGATGTAATCGATCGAGAGATAAAGTACGGTGAACAATACAAAAAAGCATTGAGAGAGTTTAATAAAAAATTTCCAACAGTTCGTGTAGAACCTAATTATGCACAATTTTCCTCTAAATCAGAAGAAACAATATAGGAAACATTTTTACATTCAGGAGAGAGAAGCTATTTAAGTAAATTAAATAGCTTTTTCTTTTTCTTGTTATTCTAACCTAGTTTTAACATATTTAAGTTTAAACATTATACTTAATGAATAAATTTGAAAATTTAGAAGGTGGAGAATTAGCAGCTCGCTTAACTTCTGCACAACGTATGGATTTAATCCAAAAAGGTTATAATCCTTTATCACCGGAAGATGTTCAACGCTATTTAAAAAGACAAAAACCTGCTGAAGGTTTACATGAAATAGCAGGTGTAAATCAATACAAACGTTTAGGTGGTGGGTTAGATTTAGCAGCTGAAGATAGGGGTTTAGTTGGTGATGATTATAGTGGATTTACAGAGTCAGCAGACCCAAGACAAGTTATGAAAGAGAAAATGAATAACTCTGGTAATTCATTTGGTAAAGATTTAGATCAAAGATTAATGTCTCGTTTAGGTGATTCTTTTCAAGAAAAGAAACAACCTAAATCTTTGCAAGATGATTCTTATAAAAAAGCAACTTTAATTACAGAAGCTAATAAAGCTAAAAATATAGGGTATACAATAGGTGTTCGTTATATTAATGCTTTTATTGAAAATATAAAAAATCCAAGTGCAAACAGTAGAGCTGTAATTGCAAAAGAGATGTCTAATATGCAACAATTGGAAAGTAAAATGCACTCTTCAGTATTAAAAGAATATAGAGCTGGGATTGCACAAGCTGAAACTGATTTATATTCAAAGATAAAAAAATAATGTTACATGAAAACATATCTGATAAAGATATTGAAAACTTCTTAGAAGGAAAAGGCACTAAAGAGCTTTTAAAATTTTTAACTGAAAATCAAACAGTTATTCGCTCTTTAGAACATGCTTATCATTTTGATTATAATGAAGAAAATATGATTCCAATAGAACATTGGAATTTCTTCGTTAATGCTTTATCTAAACTTATTCAAGTTGAAGAGTTTCAATCTTCTTGTAAAGAAGTTAATTGTAAGTTGTATGCATTAAAGCAGTTTTCAAAAGTAAAACTATCGATAGCTTCTTCTGCAGAAGAAACATTAAAATTTGAATTAAAGAAATATTTCCCTTTATTATATACAGAAAACGGGGAAGAGTTTTCTAACACTTTTTTTAGTTTACCTTTTGAATTTACAGCATTAGTAGTTAGATATTTAGCAAATGTTAAATTCCCTAAAGAGAAAAAAAACTTAACACCTTTATTGAAAACAGCAGAAGCTTATTTCCATGAATTAATTAAAGTAAAGAATAGATTTTTGTTAAACATTAATGATGTTTCACAAGGAAGAGGTGAAACTATTAATATTGTAGAATTACAAGCACTTTTAGATACAAGAGCGTTTTATGAATATAACCCGTTAAATGTTGCAGCATTAGAGTTTATTATGCGTATATTAGTAAACAAAGGGTCTAAGCAAAAATTGGAAGATGAATTTGGTAAACCTAAAGTGGAATTATTAAGACAGCAAGTGTTATCTCAACCTTCATATATTCAATATTTAGGGGAAATAAGAGATAACCAAACTCAAACATATTTTACTAAACAGGGGTTACAAAATAAAAATAGAGATAATACTTTTAATGAATTATGTATGCAATATTTTTTTCCAGAAAAATATATTCCAGATAATTCTAATGAAAACAATCAAGAGCAAGGGTCTAAACCAGTAGAGCAACCAGTTGCTACTGAACCAGAAACACCTACAGCAGAACAACCAAGTCAAGAAGAGTTATTAAATCCTCCAGCAGAAAATTAATTTTAAGTTGGTAGAAAGAAAAAAGTGCCTATATTTAGCTATGTGATAGTTAATAAAACCTATTAAAGGTTAAAGATATATGCGGGGTGGTGTAATTGGAAGCACGATGGGCTCATTATCCATAGATTTCGTTCGAGTCGGACCCCGCACCTAGGTAACTCTTTGAAATTTTGCATATTTATTGTAAAATATAAATGGCAAATTTCAAAGAGACAAAAAAACACCATTACCTATATAAAACTACGAATACACTTAATAATACCTATTACATAGGTATTCATTCAACAAACAATTTAGACGATAATTATCTTGGTTCTGGGACAAGACTGTGGAGAGCTATCCGAAAACATGGTAAAGAAAATTTTAAAAAAGAAATTTTAGAATATTTTGACTCAAGAAAAGTTTTGTTGCAAAGGGAATCAGAAGTTGTAAATTCTGACTTGTTAAAAGAACCTTTATGTATGAATTTAAAACCAGGTGGAGGAAGTTGTGGTTTTTGTAGTGAGGAGCATGCATATAAATTCCATGCTGCAGGTGGAAGGGCTGTAAGGAGATTATTATCACTCAGACACAGTGAAAAAATGAAAACTGACCCTGAATATAAAAGTTTTTTTCGACAAAGAATAAGAGATTCTTACAAAAACAGGTATGGGTCTTTTAAAGGTAGAACTCATAGTGATGAAGTAAAGGTAAAAATTGGTAAAACAAACAGTATAAAGCAAAAAGGGGAAAAGAACAGTCAATATGGAACTTGCTGGGTTACTAAAGAAGGAATAAATAAAAAAATTAAAAAAGAAGAATTAGATACTTTTACTTTACAAGGTTGGAGTAAAGGTAGGTTTAAATAATAGAAAACTATTTTTATCTTGAAAAAGCTCCAAAGTTTTGGAGCTTTTTCTTTTTTTATTGTTTTTCTTCTATATGTTTCATATCTTTACTTAAACACAAATTAAACAAAGTGTTAAAAAAAATTATTAATATAATAATGGGGAAAGAAAATAAAAAGTCTGAATCAAGTAAAGATGATGGTTTGCAGACGTTAAAAACGACTGTTAAAGTTAACACGATAGATAGTACGGTAAATAGTGCTACAGTTAAACAAGCTTTCGATGATAAAGAAGGGGTTCAGAAAAGTCAAGTTAAATCAACTAAAACTACAACACCCCCAGTTGCACCAGCTCCTATGCAACCGCCACCATCTGTTATTGAGGAAAAAGATTTAGTTCAAGAAACAAATTACACTCGAACTATTATTCATAAAAACGAAGAACCAGTAGTTGAGTTGGTTTATGAAATCACTTTTATTGAAACTCAAAGTCAAGGTAAAGTTGATAGAACTGTTTATACAAAAGACGTTCCTATCTTCAAAACAAAAAATGTATTATTCGTTTCTAATCTTTTTGGAAGAGAAAATTTAAAAGAAATTGTTTTAAGAAAAAGAGAAATTAAAGCTTCTTGTAAAAAACCTTTAGCTGAAACTGAATTTGAATTAGATTTAAGAAATGGTGTTCTTGTGAAAGTTATACCTGAACAACCTTGGATGAATTCTGATTATGAATCTACAAAAAAAACATTTGATGAAATGGTTTTAAAGGCTTATAGAGAATTATCTTCTTTAGTTAAACCAGAGCAAGGTAATGATAAAGGTAAAAGAAGCGATGTAGGATTTACAAACGGTAGACCGCAAATAATAGATTTAGACTAATATAAAAAATAAACTATGAAATTAATTACAGAAGAAGGTATCAGTTCATTAGAAAAGACATTACAGTTAAACTGTTTAACAGATAGATGTCATTTAACTTTAAAGTTTCTAGGAACATCTACAACAGACATTCAAACAGCTATTGATATCCTTAATTCCCTTAAGATTAAGAGTGTTTCTTCTGATAAAACACTCTTTGTTAAGCAAGAAGATTTACTAACAGTTCACCCAGAGTTCTTCAAAGAAGAAAGAGTATGGTTATCCCAAAGTAATACTATAGCAACATTAACTAAGGAAATGGACCAGCAAAGGTTAAGTAATTGTGTAGGTTTACTAGATCTTTTCTTAAAAACAAATCGCATTGCAAAAGATAATGCTGATGATTATCTCAAAAGATTAGAAGAAGCAATTGTACCTGAATTGGTTGAAAGATTTGATAGTGAAATACTTCCGTACAAACCACACTACGATTGGGAGAGAAAGCTTTTACTTGAAGTAGAAAAGGTTTCTTAAGTAAGAAAAAATTGTTAGTTCTATGATATTTAAAAGAAAGTGACTAACAATGGCTCAAGATTTGATTATAGGTCAAGAAAAAAACTTCATTCAAGAATATCATGCAAAATTAAAAGTTTTGCAAAATACTATCCCTGATGATTGGACTTATTATACTAAAGTCACAATCTCTACTGCTGTGTTAAATAACTTTTATGAGTTAAATGTTTTATTCCACCCGCAAAGTTTAAGTAAACATAAAACATGGAGTAAACCTGCAATTTCAGATAAAGAGTTGAAAGAAACGTTACAAGATATAATTACTTATGAACTTTCCACAGAATCTTGGTTACTTTCACAAATTGAATTAGAGAAAACTATCCTATTGTTTCGTAAAATAGAACAAAAGCTATAACTTAAGTTTATTTTAAACGTTCTTTTTCTTATTTTTACGATAAATAAAATACAATGGAAAAGATTCATGTTTGCTCATCACCTAATTGTTCCCATTCTTCTCATAAAAATAGACCAATGGTCAACCCACATATTCACAGTGGGTTTTCTTTATTAGACGGGGCAGCTAAAACAAGTGATTATATAAAGTTAGCTAAAGAATATGGACATCCAGCTTTAGCTATAACAGATCATGGTAACCCAGCTGGTTTGTATGACCATTATAAACAGGTTAAAGCTGCAGGTTTAAAACCTATCTTAGGGGAAGAGTTTTATTTAGCATTAGATATTACAGAAAGAGTTCCTAACAGATTAAGAGAACCTCATAAAAGAGATAAACATCAAACAGTTTTAATTCAAAATCAAGAAGGTTATAAAAACTTCTGTAAGTTAACATATTTGAGTTTTACAGAAGGTTATTATGCAAAACCTAGAATTGATTATGACATGTTGTTTCAATATGGAAATGGTTTAGTTATAACTTCTGGTTGTGCGGCTAGTATTTTCAATCAACTATTAAATTTAGGGAAAGAAACAGAAGCAGAAGAATGGTTTGTTAAATTTGTTAAACGATTTGGTGCTAATTTTTATGGAGAGATACAGTTTAATGAATTGTTAGACAAAGAAAAGTATGGTATGAATCAAAAACAAATGAATGATTTTATCATTAAAATGTCTAACAAGTATGATATACCTTTATTAATTGGTGGAGATACTCATTATGCTTATAAGGAAGATGCAAAATTGCAAGACGTGTTAATTGCAGCACAAAGACGTAAAGACGGGGTTGCAGAAGTAGAAGAGGATAATGAAGAAAAGAAAAAAGATTTTATTATTCATGCAAGACATTTATACTATCATCAATCAGAAGATTATTATAATTTCAACAAAGAGTTTGGTTACAATTATGATGAAGGTTTGATAACTCAAGCTTTAGATAATTCTATTAAGTTAGCTGATTCAATAAATTTTGAATTTGAAACAGGTAAAGTTAACTTCCCTAAATTCAACACGAATGACCCTAAAAAAACTTCTCATCAATTATTAGAAGAGCATGCTTGGGCAGGTTTGATGCAAAAACTACAACTTAGAAGAGATAAAGGGGAAGAAATCTCTAATGATAAAATTACTGAATATGAAAAACGATTAGATTACGAATTAGAAGTAATTAAAGATAAACAATTTAGTGATTATTTTTTAATTGTAGAAGATTTATTGAAATGGGCACGTCAAGAAGGTATTGGTGTAGGTGTTGGTCGTGGTTCTTGTGGTGGTAGTTTATTAGCATACGCTTTAGATATTATTGCTCTTTCACCTGTTAAGTATGATTTATATTTCGAACGTTTTCTTAACCCACAAAGAGAAAGTGCTGTAGATATCGATTTAGATATTGAAAATGGTGGTAGGGAGAAAATTAGACATTACTTAGAAGATAAGTATGGTAAAGAATCTGTTTTAGGTGTAGTAACTTTCCATTTATATGGACCTAAATCAGCATTACAAGATGCATCAAGAGGGTTGAAGAGAGATACTTCTTTTGAGTCTACATTAATGAAAGAGGTTACAAAGTTACCTGACTTAGATGAACAAAAAGATTTAGTAACATATTTCCAAAAAGTATATAAAACTTCAACTTCTGAAACAGTTTTAAAGTGGTGTGAAGACAATCAAGATACAATTCTTTACGCTAATAAATTGTTAGGTCAACCTAAAAATCTAGGAACTCATGCTGGTGGAATTTTAATTGCCCCAGGGCCTGTTTATGATTATATCCCTGTTACTAGAGGAGGTGGTGAGGTTGTTACTGCATTTAAAGAAGCAGATGGTTCATCTAAAGATTTATCTGAACTAGGATTATTGAAGTTAGATGTTTTAGGTTTGAGAACATTAAACGTTATAAATAATTGCGTTAAAAAAATTAAAATAGATTTAGGTGTAGATTTAAAACAAGAAATATTAGACTTAGATTTGAGTAACCCTGAATTGTTTGAATTGATTCAAAAAGGTAATTTGTATGGTTTATTTCAATTAGACGGAGGAGCTTCACCTTTGGTTAAGATGATTAAACCAAATCGATTTGAAGATATTGTAGCTATTAACTCTTTAAATCGACCAGGTCCACTAGAAACATTTGGACCTGTTTATGCAAAGTGGAAAAGACATTATGAAGAAGGGAAACCAGAAAAGTGTAAAGAAGATGAAATTTACCCTAAACTAGACTTTATGTTGAAAGCAACAAAAGAAAGTTATGGTGCATTAATTTTCCAAGAACAATTTATGTTTATGGTCAAAGATGCAGCAGGGTTTAATTTAGGTGAAGCAGATAATTTTAGAAGAGCTATTGCTTGGACTAAAGATCATCCTAAATATTATACAGTGAAAAAATACTTTGATACATTAGAAACAAAAATGCTTGAAAAAGGTTATTCCCAAGCAGACGTTGATTATTTTGTTGATTATTGTAGAAAATTCATGGGTTATTCTTTTAATAAATCCCATGCTTTGTTCTATAGTTATACAGGTATGCAATGTGTTTACTTAAAAAAGTATTACCCTGCATATTTCTATGCTGAGTTAGCTAATGTAGAAAGTCATGAAAAGATAAGAGAAATTGTAGTTGATGCAATAGCAAATGGAATTAATGTTTTAGCTCCTTCTGTTACTAAATCACAACATGGATTTTCAGTTGAAAATGAAAAAACTATCAGAATGGGTTTCAATGCTTTAAAAGGTTTTGGTGACAAGGCGTATGAAGAATTAGTAACCCTTAAAGTTAGTGATAGTAAAAACATTTATGATATTTTAACTTTACCATTTAAAAAATTAAACGTATCTGCATTTCAATCTTTAATAGATGTAGGTGCATTCGATGAGTTTGGTGTTGAGAGAGAAAAGATTGAAAGTATAAGAGCTTTATATAAAGACCCAAAAATAGAAAAATGGTTTACTCGTAAAAGAAAACCATTAGACTTAACAACTATGCCACCTTCTTTATTAGATTTCCCTGAAGAAGTTGTTATGGGGTTAGCAGAAAAACATAAAGATGATCCGGATCATTGGAAAAAACTAATTCATGAATTAATTCCTTTCATTAAAGTTAAACCTCTTAAAGAAGAGGTTAAAAATAATCGTGAGGAAAACATATTAGGATTTAGTTTAAAACAGGTAAGTAGTTTAGCGGAGTTACTTACTTTAGCAGAAAAATACCCTACCTTAAACTTAAAATCTCTAAGTCTTCATAATAATGAATCAGATTTATGTTATTGGAGTTTGGTAAAAAGAACTGTTCTAAAAACAAAAAGGGGAAAAGAATATTTAAACTTAGAAATATCTGACGGTAGTACCACAATAAAAGCTAAATGTTGGGATATGCTTGATTTGAAAAAAGGAAAAGCATACGTAAGTAATTTGAAAAAAGATTTATACGGGTATACTATTATTAACAATGGTTTATTAACAGAGATAGATTTGTAATGTCTTTAGAGGATTTAATAGAAAAAAGCGTTAAAGATGAAAAAAGGATAAGGGAAGAACACTTAGTGTTAGAAAGCTATCAACGTTCTAACCCTTGGGTCGTAAATTCTTTATTATCTCAACTAGAAGAAGAAGGGTATCCAAAGATCCCTTCTTTTGAAGAAGCAGTTTCCTTAAGAGAAGAATATCTTTTAACTGATTTAAGTAAAGTATACTCGCAAATAAAAAAACGTAACCCTTTATTGATTGATAGAGGGCAAGAAGAAGTTTATTTTTATTCTGTCAAAAAAAATCTATATAAACAACAACAAAAAAAAGGTTTATCTTTAGGGGATAAAGATACTAGTGGAAATTTAGTATCAGGTAGCAATATTGTCTTAGAAGTAGCTACTGTTAACCTGAAAGATTTTCTATATACTTATTATCAAACAAGAAATTAAGAAATCTTATCTTCTAAACTGTCAAATTGTTGTTTAATTCTATTTGAATATAAAGTTGAATATTCACCGTTTGAACCAGACACTTTCAAAGCAACTCTTTTAATTTTCTTAGTTACTTCACTTTCAGTAGTATATGGTACGTATTGATATTCACCAGAAGCGTTAGCATGAATTTTTACTGCTTGTACAGGGATAATAGAATTTGTATTCAAGAATAGATCATCCCAATCCACATTTGTTGAACGTGTAGCAATAATTTGTTCATTCGCATTAAACGGTGCAGCAGACCAACGTGTTTTATAAGATAAAATTCTACTATTTGAACCAGTATAATTTAAGATATACTTTATTAATAGAATATAATTACTTCTACCTGTTGTTTGAATTAAACCTCTACCTCTAAACTTATAAAAATCACATTCTGTTAAAAATGTAGCAGGTGTTGTTCTAACAGCATCTTGTAAATTTGTAAAACTATCTGTAGGAAAAGTTTCCTTTTGCCATCTAGTATCTAAAGTGTTTCGAAGTTGTGTTGCATAAGACAAAGTTCCATGTGCTGCTTGATAGTTAAGGTCTCTAAACAAATGATATGCATTTATATTACCTGGTAAAGTGTTATAAGATTTTTTTCCACCAGAATTAAATGCATAAGCAATACCTGGTTTGTTAGGGTTTGAAACACTATTTACACTTTCTGAGAGTGGGGTGAATAAACCTCCAGTTTCATTTATTATAATTGTATTCAAAGCTACAAACTCTAATAAGTTAAAACTACCATTGTTATCTGTATAAATAACAGAACCTGCTAGGTCCCAAAACTCTTTCCATTTAGCAGAGTTTGCTATTCTTCGTGATTCTTTACCACCAAACGCTTCAATGTTTCCATGATTCGTATTAAACCATGACACAAAACTACTTCCAGTTATACTTTTAAAGTAACTATCTATATCTGTACTGTTTTTAAATGTAACTGTAGCCATTATTTAACCTTATCTATTAAACTTTGTTTAACTAAAACAGATGAACTAGAAGCTGTTGCAGCGGTTGCTTTTGTGTTAACGTTTCTATTTGCAATCTCTCCTAGGTTGTTGTTATCTTGTTTTGTAACCTCTTGAGCAAAGTTGTTTCTACCATCAGCAGAAGAAAATTTCTTATTATCTTTTTTACCTTCCTTTTCCACATCTTCATTAAGTTTTAATATTCTAGCTCCAATGATTGAAGATGTAAATTTATGACCTGATAATTTATGAGTTACTTCTAGTATTTGATATTCTCCATCAAAGAAACCCAAACCTTTAACAAAAATTCTTTTACCTGGACCTAACCAAGGATGAGCTAAACATTCTATAGTACAGTTTTGAAATTGGGAGAAAACAATTGTTAAATTTCTTTTTTTATCTGCAACTGTAACTGGTTTATTATATTCATCATTGTTGTTTACTTCATCTAAACTTGCTAAATCAGCAACTTGATTGTTAGCTGCAATAGATGCAGCATTAGGGGTACTTGTTTTTTCTACATTTAACGAAGTAATTAACGAACCTTGAAACCTGTAAGAAAACACATCTTTCTCTTCAATAAACGTTTGTATAGTAGCTTGTTTAGGGGAATTACTAAACTCATTATCTCTATTAATTTGTTGTTGAGGTTTAGCATATAGTTTATCTGCAGCTAATGTAGTTGCTATAATCCAAGTAGAATTAATACCTGCACCTGAACCAGTAGCTGCAGATAACAATTCACATTCATTTTCTTGTAATACAGTTCTCAACCAGCGTAAAATTGTCCATTTATCATCTGAATTTTGCGGTGTGAATAACTGTTTATATTGATCTTTAGGAATTGTTAGTAAAATTTGGTCTGGGTGAATTTGATCTTGATTACCACCTTGCTCACCTCCAATAATACTTAAAAAATTACTAAAATCTCTTGACGTTGCTCTTGCTTTAATATTTTGTTCACTATATTGTCTTCTTTTATTTCTTTCTGCTGAATCAGTAATTTGAATTAATTGAGAGTTGTTAACGTCCATCATAACATTTAAAATCAATTCACCCAAAGTAATAGTTCTACCTTTCTTTAAAGTGTTTCGTGTAAAGATTGCGAAGTCTAAAGGGTAATTGAAAACTATAGACCCTGTAGTTCTAAAACTTAAAGCTGCATGTAAAGCTCCTTTATCATCCATCGACAACTCAGGATTTAATAAAGCAATTTTAACATAATTACTCATATCTAAGTTTGTACGTGAAACTACTACTTGACCATTTTCTTCATTAAATGTAATACCATCATCAAACAAGTTTAATGTACCAGCAGTGTAATTACTTTCTGTATTAATAGATTGAGTTAATGTGATTACATTTTTCCCTGGTATTAGTTGATTAGCTATTTTATTTCTAAAACTTCCATTTTCATCATCGAAAACAGCCCAACCAGGGTGATTCCAAAACTTTACTGAATTTGGATCATCTTTATCGTTCGGACTTGGAACTCTTATTTGCCAACCATATCTAAACCAAAAATCACCACCTACGTTTCCTGGACGAACATCATAAATGAAAGACCAAGGTGAATTTATATCTGTGAATTTATTACCTTGAACATCAACTAAAGTCATTTTAATTAATGTTAATCCGTTATCAGCTGTTTTACCAGCTTGAATTTCTAAGTCTTGGAAGCCGATAGCTCCTGGTTTCGAAGCAACCCCATCGACAGGTGAAGGTGATAATACTAATTGACCGAACACTCTAACACCTACTCCTCTTTGAGCAAACACTTTCTTTCCACTTTCTGACTGTTCACCAATAAAATCAATACCTTCTTTAAAAGGGTCTAAGTTATATAAGTCTGCAATTCCCTTAGAATTGTTTTGAATATCAGCTGTTAAATTAAATCTTTCTTGAGAAAAACCTGGGGCTACTTCGTTTTGATATTTTGTAGCAGCGTTTTTAATTGAAGATAAGAGATTGCTTTTCTTATTAGAAGATTTACCTGTTGTATTGTCTTGAACATCTTCTGGAGTTTCACCTTCAGAAGCATAACCAGTAGGGTCTACAGTTATATCAGGAATAAGTTCAATGAAAGGGAAAACACTTTGAGGTGTATATCTAGTTGCGAGATAAAGTAAAAACTGTTTTAATCCAATCCAATCACTATCTTCATCAGAAGAAGATTTCTTCCCCCATGTTGCAGTAGTATCACTCAACTCTTGATTTCCAATGTTATTTGCAATCTGTTGAAAAGTATCAGTTAAATCCTGTCCTGCTTGTGTTTCATCAGCAGATGTTTCTTGAGTGTTTTCACCTGTAGAAACGTCACTCGTTGTGTTAGTTTTCTTTTCATCAGATGTTCTAGTATCTGATTCAGTTTCTCTAGAATAAGTAATCGTTATCGTTTCACTATTTGCTAATGCATTTTGAATTGAATTGAATACAATATTTAACGCTGTTCTAGAGTCACCAATAATATCAGTTCCTTTGGTCATACCAACCAACAAACAACCTTCAGTAGCAGTAGCATTGTTTCCAACGTGAATACGAATACCTTCAAACCCTTTAACAGAATTAACTAATGGTAATTGTTTTTGTCCACCAATAACTCTTTCACCAACACCTGTCAATCCAGTAGGTGTTACAGTTACTCTGTATGAACCTAAAGGTATTGCAGTTTTCTTTGCAATTTTAATATTTTTTATCTCACTAACACTCATACTATTAGTTAAGTCTCTATCTTTATCTTCTAAAGTGTGACAAATGAACGTTCCATTGATTAACAAATCACCAATAGTAGTATTATTAGTTAAGGTTTTTCTTATTACTCGAATTTCCATTTTTTAGATATCTTGTGATTCACCCCAAAGATCGAATACGCGAGTTAAAGGGAAAGGTATAATTAGTTTTGTTCCTATTGGAATATCAAAACTCATAAAATATTCTGGATTTGCACACATAATTACATATTCTAATGTAGCATCATTATAATATTTTAATGCTAATTGGTCAATTGTTTCATGAGCAGTTAAAACATGTTCAATATCAGTGTATGCTGGAGTAATTTTCCTCACTGGTTGAATCATAGTGTACTTATTATATCTATTGTATCCCATTAGTTTCTTTACTTTAAATAGGTTTATAGTTACCTTGTTTAAACTGATAATTTTAAATTTAGTAGATTTTTTACAAATTAATCACAATTTTTAGCTTAATTAATTAGCAAAAATATAATATGAAAGATAAATTATACTGGTTAAATTTAATTAACCCTGGAATGGTTTCTGATAGAACGTTAGAAACTAATTTAAAAGAAGTTGCATCTACAGCATTTCGCTTAAATGATTTAATCATTTTCACTTCCCCAGAAAAGATTGATGTCATTCACGAAACTTTGAAGAAAGATAAACCAAGTGGGTTGATGTATGTTTTGCTTGATGTAACGGAAAGTTTAACTTCTGAAACATTCAAAGGGGTGATGAATCCAGCACATTATAAAAATGCAAAACAATTAATGGAGTTAATCAACTCTTATAAAAAGGTTTCAGAAACAGTTGAAGATGAATTCAAATCTTTATCTTCAAAGGAACAACAAATTTACCTTGATATTATCCTTGATAAAATTTCTGCTAAAGGAATTGAATCTTTGGATGAGAAAGATAAAAGATTTTTAGAATTTAGCAAAAAAGAAAAAAAATAATATGAACTTAGTCCCGAAATATATTGCATTAAATGCAGAGCAATATGCTAAAGTTGAGTCTTTCATTAGCTTAGGGTTCTTTGCGGAAAAAAAACCGCTTTATGTTGTAACCACAAAACCTAAATGTGAAGGGTTAGTGGTTTATGTAACTGTAGATAGAGTTAAAGCTAAACGTAAATGTTTTACTAAAAGTAAAAAACAAAGAAAGGCTTATTACACTAAGTTTGAATTCAGTAAAATGTTACCTTTTCATTTAATTGAAGAGTTAAATAAAGAGTTAGGTATTTAATTTTAAGAAAATGAAAAATTTATCAGAAAGTCAATTAGGGAAATTAGATGAAACTGCTTCAGATTATTATTTGAAACAAGCGCTTCATTATATAGCTGAAGCTCATTTTGCAAAAGTTTCAATTCTTGAAAGGGAAAAGAAATCACATGAAGCAGAAGTTGCTAAACTTGTTCAAAAGCAACAAGCAGAAAATAAAATACAACCTTTTCTTCCTAACATTCAGTATAAACTTTATGAGTTGAAAAAGACATGGAAACCAGAACATGGTAACACTATTCTTAACGAAACTTATAATGAAGATTTACTTTTAGTTGCACAAAATTTAGAAATTCTTACTAAAAACACTGAGATTATCAACAATGTAGTAAAAGCATTAGAAATAGTGGGGTTAGAAAAGACTACTTACAAGTATTTGAGAGCTAATGCTAAAACTAAAACCGCAGTAACATCTGAATGGTATTTAGAATTAGTAAATAAGTGTGCTAACCTAAACAACACACGAGGCTATTCAAAAGATGATCTTACTAGAATTTATCACGAACTGTGTCGTATGCATCTTGATTATCAACAAAGAAAAACTCAAACCGAAAAAGAATTAGAAGTACAAGCTTATAAAGAAGCACAAAGTAAAGAAGCTTTACAAAGAGAAGCTGTTTTAGTTGCACATGCTTGTCTTAAACATGGTTTTAACCCGTTGGAAATTACAACAAGGGACTTGTTAGATGTTAAGTTACAGGAAAAGGGATTAGTTCCTTCCAAAGTTTTACAAGATTTAGAATTTGAATTACAACAAAAATAATTAATTAAAAAAAAGAAACTATGCATATAAAAGCAGCTAACTTTATAGGAATTGTAATGATACATTTTTTTATGAAATGTATCTACGAATTATCTTTAGGGAATTACATATCAAGTCTTGTCGAATTATTTGTTAGTCTTTTGTATTTTTGGCTTTTGAAAGGTGAACGTGAAATCCCAGTTGATAGAAAAACATTTTTCAGGAATTACAATTTCCCTTATATTTGCTTTGCTCTTTTTGCTATACTTGATTTTATATTGATCAAAACTACACTTATGTCTTCTGGTGTAATGATTTCTTCTTTACTTTTAAGTATTTATGCTCTTTACATATTAATTGCACCTAAAAAATCAATACTAGGGTTAGATATGGAAGTTCACAAGTTGTTTGGTAAACTTTTTAAATAAGGAATTTGAACATTTAAGTTCGATGACTAAAAGGGAGATTCGAAATAATAAGCATGTTGTAATAGTTTATATAATAGATAATAACTAATTTTAACATGTAATTAAGCACAGAAATATATAATATTGACCTAAGGTCTATTAATGCTTAATTAATTATTTTCATTGGAATCAATATCTTTTTAATTTTTAACTTATGTTCATTGGTTATATCGTCAACGACTTTCACCCTTGTTTGAAAACAATCAGTGAAAGTGAAATTGGAAAATATACAAACGATAAACCTATTTTAATTGTAGGTTTCGATAAAGCTTATGAGCTTTACCCTTCAATAACTCTTGAAAGCAAAGTTATTGACTCTTCTAAACAAATATTTTACTCCTTTTCTTTTCAAGAAGCTGAAGACAAGTATAAAGAAAATTTAAGAAATTTTTTAAATCATTGTTTTCAACTTTTCATTAATTCCTATAAAGTTATTCCTATTGTAGATGTTTCAGAGTTTAAACATTTGAAAGGGGAAGTTTTCTACTATGAAACTGCAACACTTATTACAGTTACTACCAGTAATAAGATTTACTACTTCAACAAAGAAATAATTACTTTCTTAAACCCTGATAGTTTAGATTTACTTTTAGATAAGTTGCAAGGTGCAAATATTATTTCTTGGGAAAAGTTTACTTTTATTCAAAGTTATTTAAAAGCTAATAATTGTTACAAGTCTAAAGAACAGATTAGATTAGAATATGCTAATGTTGGAGATGTCGATTTGTATCTAGGGGCAATGTGTTTAGATAGTTTGGTTAATTTGAATTTAGCAAACAAGTCAATAGATACTTGGCAACGAGCATATGAAATTGAAACTTATTTATCTTCAATTAGAATTAAAGTTAACGAAGAGCTTTTGAAAAACTTAGCTTCTGATGAAGAGAACACTGTTGCACAAAGTATTTACAGTAACTTGAACAAAGGTTACATTGTTCAAAGATATAACGGGACAGACAAGATAACAGGTAGAATTTTTGCAACTAAGTCTGGTTTTTCAGTTCAAACGTTAACATCGAATATGAAAAACATTATAGTAGCAGAAAAAGACTGTCTATTAGTAGAGTTTGATTATCAATATTTTGAATACACATTACTATCACAATTATGTAAGTTTACTCTTGCAGTAGACCCTCATCTAGCTTTATCTCAATTGTTATTTAGTGATACTGCTCATAGAGCAATCGGAAAAGAAATTAACTACAGTTTATTGTATGGTAAGTCTATAAACACCTTGTTAAAGGATTTATATAAACAGTTTGAAATTCATATCCCTGAACAAGAGTTAAAAGATAAATTGTTAGAGGTGATCAAACCTATGGAAGAATTAAAACAACGTTTAATTCAAGAGTTTGAATCAAACAAGTTTATATTAAATTACTTTAATAGAAACATTACCCCAGATAAAAGTTATAATTGTTTAAATAATTACATTCAATCAACAGCAACTGACTTTTTTATCATTAAGCTTTTGAAAATAAAAAAACTGTTAAGTAAATATTCCTCTTTAAATCAAATCGTATTACAAAATCACGATTCAGTTTTATTAAACTTAACAGTTAGTGAAATTGAATCAACAGATTTAGTGAAAGAAATTTTTGCTATTCTAAGAGAAGAAGAAAATAGTCTAGTAGCAGAGGTAGACATGAAATATGGGAATAGTTGGGGTAATTTAAAGTAAATAAAACAATTTTAATAAAACTTAACTATCAAACATGGACTTAAATAAAGAAATTTACTTAACTAAACAAGAGTTTTCTTTCACTAGAGAAGAAAATATTTTATTAAACCTATTTATTGACTACCCTCAAGTTCTTAATATCTTAACAAGGCATAAAGCTTTTATTGTAGGTGGTGCACTTACTTCTGTATTTTCCAATACTAAAATAAACGACTTAGATATATATTTTTTATCTGAAGAAGACTTAATACAATGTGAAAAAGAGTTGCTTAATATAAGTAGAAGTAAGTTTCAAACTAAAAATGCAACTACCTTTTTACACTTGATAAATGTTCCTTTACAAATAATAAAAAAAATAATCAAACCAACTGTTGAAGATATATTTGATGAGTTTGATTTTACAGTTTGCATGGCAAGTTATAGTTTTGAGAAAAGAGAATTTATCTTCCACTATGACTTCTTTAAACATCTTGCACAAAGAGAATTAACTTTCAACACTAATAGTAAAAACCCAGTTCATGCTTTATTAAGAGTTGAAAAATATAAATCACGTGGTTTTACTTTCAAACAAAAAGAATTATTTAAAGTAATTGGTAATATTGTTGCTATGAAAATTAATACTAATGAAGAAATGGCTTCTTTATTAGAAGGTATGTATGGAGAGAGTACAAAAGAAATTGTTAAAGCTTTAAGAACTCCTACTTTAGATAAAGAAAATTTTGATTTAAGTAAATTTTTACAAATATTAGATGATTCATACAATCATGGGTCAATTGCACTCGCAAAGAGTTCTACAATTACTCCTCTTGACGATCTTCCTTTCTAGTCACCAAGGGTATCTATAGATATTTTAATTTTAGTTTTTAGTTGAATAGAATTTATATAATTTGAGGGTGTTAAAAAAATAAACAACCAAATAATATAACGTATGACAAAAACAGTAACAAAACCAAAAGACCCTAAAACAGTAGTATTTTCAGGTGTTTTTATGAAACTTGCCGACATGAAAGGTGAAAAGAAATTAATCATCTCACCTCAGCAAGAGCCTTTATCTCCAACAGAAGCAATTGTTAAACCAGAAATTCAAGCTCAATTTAATAGCTCTGAATGGTATCAAGGTGATTTACTTCAAACTGATGAAGGTTTCACTCCAACAGGAACATTGAAAGCTTTAAAAACAAAACCATCTCAAGATGATTTGAAAGCTGTTCGTTCTCGTGTTGAAGCTGCTTATTCTGAAATTGCTGCTTTAAAAACTGCATGGGAAGATTACAAGCAATATGAATTTAAAATTGCATCTGGTATTGCAGAAGTTCCAGCAGGGTTAGAAATTGACGACAAAGTATGGAACTTGATTTGTACGTCTGCAAAAATTGACAAATACATTCTTTTATTAGGACCTAAAGGTTGTGGTAAAACAGAAACTGCTAAACAATTAGCTGCTGCAACAGGTATGGAACTTGTATCTTTCAATATGGGAGCTGCATTTAAACCAAAACAAATGTTTGCTGGAATGTTACAAGCAGAAAACGGTGACACTGTGTTTATCGAATCTGAATTCTTGAAAGCTTTCCAATCAGAAACACCAACATTAATTTTCTTGGATGAGTTAACTCGTACTCCACAAGTAGCTACAAACTATTTGATGACAATCCTTGACCGTAACCAATCTTATATTTACATTGAAGAATTAGGTAAACGTGTTTACCGTGGTTCAGGTGTAAGATTTATCTGCGCTGGTAACGTAGGGTCACAATATACAGATACACGTACAATTGACGGTGCATTCTGGGATCGTTTTATTAAATTGCCAGTGGATTACTTGTCACAAGCAAAAGAAGAAAAACTTGTTATGTCTCGTGCACCAAAAGCTAATCCAAAAGCAGTAAAAACTTTGATTGACCGTGCAAAGAAAACTCGCGAAGCTGAAAAATCTGGTAAATTAAGTTCAGCAATTTCAACACGTCAGTTGATTGATATGGCTCACTACCTTGAATTAGGGTTTACAGTTGAAGAAGTTTTTGAAAACATTTTCTTAAATAACTTCATCAATGGAAACAATGATGAGCGTTCAGAAATCAAGGCAATCTGCCAATCATAGTTACCAAGTATTACATTGAAATGTATAAAGCCGCTAGGTTGTTTACTTTAGCGGCTTTATCTTTAGTTAAATTTAAAAATCAATACTCATATGAAAAAAATAGGTTCAGCATCAGGTCCTTCTAAGGCTTCAAAACATTTAGGAAAAAAAATGTTTTCTCGTGATAAAAAACTTGAAGATAAAAAAATTACTAAACCTTTAGAAGAGGTACATCCAGATGAGAAATTTTATAACGTTGACAAAAACGAATTAGAAGAAGTAATGTCTTCTAAAAACCGTACGTCAAGTTACTGGTTGCCAGAAACAGATATTCCTGATTACTTTGTGTTACAACGTATGATGAAAAACATTAATACTGTTTGTGGTTTTATCACTGGAAAAGCATTGAGAGTTAATTTCTCTGAGATTGATGGTCCAAGTCATGCAGATTTTGCTGGTGAAGAAATTACTATTTCTATCGGCTCATTATATGACTACCGTATTCCTTTCCATATGAGATTGAATATTGTTTTAGCTTTAGGTATTCATGAATCTTGGCATGTAAAATATACTACTCCTGCTATGGAGAGAATGTTAGTGCAAAATGGTTTAACAAAAAGTAAAATTTCTCGTTTTGGATTTGGTAAAACTCAAAAAGTTGCAGACTTTAGCCAAAGTGGTAAACTTTTCAAACATAACTTCCAAACATTTTTAGCAAATTGTGTTGAAGATAGACGTATTGAACATTTAGGGTTAATTGATTACCCTGGGTATGTTTACTACATGGAAGAGTTTCGTAAATACGGGTTGTGGTGTAACATTAATGCTTTGTTAAACCCTGTAACTAAACCAGATTGGAATAACCCAGACCATTTTTATGGTGCATTAACACAATACATTGCATTTAAAAATGTAGCTCCAGAAATCTTACCAGTATTTGCTTCTTATGGACCGAATACAAAAGAATTCAAAGCTTTAACAGATAAAGTAGATGCAATTTGTAAAGACGTTCCATTAACTTACGATGACACAATGTCACAGTCTTTAGAATTGTTGAAATTGTATCCTGACGAGCAAAAAAACAAACAAGCTAAGGAAAAAAATTGTAACGGAGATGGTAACGGTAAAAATCAAGGACCACAAATGGCAGAAGGAACTGCTGCTGATGGTAAAACTGTAAAACCAAGTAAAGACGAAAAAGAAGCAATTGGTGACATAAAAGACGATAATCAACCTTATGCTACTTCTGAGCAAAAAGATATTAAAATTGAAGATCGTTTTGACAAACATGACCAATACAGCCACGTTCATATTGAACCTGCAGCAGAAGGTCGTTTTGACCAAGCTGTTTTTGACCAAGCAAGTGAAATTGCTCGTCAAATTAGCAAAAATTTATCTTTCTTAGATTCACGTTTCAATCGTGTAACAGAAGCTTTTGAAATGAGAAATGGTGAATTGGATGAGGATGCAATCTTTGGTTTAAAATTCAACAAGGATATTTTCTACGAAGAAGAAGAAGCTCCAGGTTACTCAATGGATTTTGGAATCTTGATTGATGAGTCTGGTTCAATGCACGGTAGCAAAATTCGTGATGCTAAAATTGCTGCATTAGCTTTAGCAATTGCTTTGAAAGACAATCAACATATTAATTTATTTGTTTACGGTCACACAGCAAATACGGGAGGTCACCCAATTACAATGTACAAATACTTTGACCAATTAGAAAAAGGTTGCCAAGATATTTCAACATTGTTTTCAGTAGAAGCAAGATCTAACAATGCAGATGGTTATGCAATTTCTGCAATGGGAGATATCTTAAACAAAGGTAAATCAAGACAAAAAGTTTTAATTGTTGCATCTGACGGTCAACCACACGCATCAGGTTACGGTGGAAGACAAGCTAACCAACATACTGCTCAAATGGTTCAAAAACTTGAAATGCAAGGAATGTTTGTTTGTCAAATTGCAATGGAAAACTTTAACTCTGCTGAAATGTTTACAAACTTTGTTCCTTATGACAAAAACAGCTTAGGAGTTAACTTGAAAAAAGTGTTGTTAAAAAAATTAGTAGAAATCTCAAACTTAGTATAATGGCTGAAAAAAAAGAAGACGGTAAAGGGAGAAAACTTCCCTTTACTATCAAATACGAAATCGAAGAAACTGCAGATGGTGCAGATGTAAACTTTAAGCTTGAAAACAGCGAAGAAGATCGTTTGTTTGCTTACATGGTTACTTTATGGGACCTTAGTCAATTACTTGACAGAGCAATGGATGATAAACGTATTCCAACAGAAGTAAAAGCAGATTTCTTAACAGCTGCTAAGATTTTGAAAGATATGACCCAGGCTTGTAAAATGAAAGTAGAAGAAAAGCTTAAAATGGGAACTGAAACAACTATCATGGAAAGATTACAAAAACTTTTCAAAGATGTAGCAGGTGACATGAATGAAGAAAATCCTTTCAAAGATTTAAAAGACCTAGGTAAAGATGGAATGAAACCATCTAAGGTAGTCATCGGTGGAGATGTTCCAGAAGAAATTCGACAACAACTTGAGGATGCTCTCAAAGCACAATTCGGTGAAGATATTGACATCGGTAACATGTCAAAAAAAGAAACTGAAGAACTTATCAGTAAACGAAAATCAAAAGGTGAAAAGTCTGACGATGAAGTTGACTTTGATGATTTAGATAAAAAATCAAATAAAGATTCATCTGATATTGATATGTAAAAAATAACTGAAACTGTAACAATTAAAAAAGTATTATGTAGAGTTACAGGGTTGAGGACCGAATAGGGGGGCTACATCTTCAGGAATCGGCTTAGACCTGTTATAGTTTCAGTTTAATTTTAAAGTTATGAATTTACAAATTTATGCCAAAGGGACTAAGTTAAGGTTAACAAAAGATTGGAATTTCCAATGTCATAAAGATGGTTATGGGCTTATGCCTTACTCACCTACAAATAGTTATACTTTACAAGCAGGTACAATCTTATCAATTCATGATATTGATATTCGAGGTAATTGCAAAGTTCCAAGGTCAGTTTGTTTTCTTATCCCTAAAAAAGGTTGTCCTAGTGATGATTTTTACGAAAGTCAAACTTTTCATGTTGACTTCAATCAATTAGATAATTTAGAGTTTGAGTTAAATTCAAAAGCTGACTTAAAGTTAAATTCAATCAAGTTGAAAGATATGATAAGTTCAATCAATGAAGAGTTAAACGTTAAAGAAAAATAAAATGAACTTAGAAAGTATTATCCTTTTTATAAGTATTGTTGTTATACATTTTATTGCTGATTTCATTTTCCAGGATGAGAAATGGGCAGTAGGAAAAAGTCATTCTATAAAACTATTAACTTTACATGTTAGTATGTATACAACTGTATGGTTTATGTTTTGTAACTTTTACTGCTATGCAACAGGGAATTATATGATATATTTTTTAGTTCCGATAACTTTTGTTTCACATTGGTTAACAGATTACTTTACTTCTAAAGTCACAAGTCGTTTATATGCTGAAAAGAAATTCGGCTCATCTATACCTAATTTAAGTTTCTTTACAATGATTGGATTTGACCAAGTGTTACATTATATTCAATTATTCTTAACTTTTTATTTTTTAAGTTAGTTTGTAGTTTACAAGGTTTAAAGTATCTTAAGGTAAAATTAAAATATGAAAATCACTACAATCATATCACAAATTGATATCTTATTAGAAGCTTTAAAACAAACACAAACAGTTTATAAGGTTTCTTACAAAGAACAAGTAGATATCTCTTGTTTAAAGATATTTTTAGACCTCTCTTTACTTAATTTAGATTTACTTTATTCTCTGCAAGAGAAATGTAAAGAATTAGGTATTGAAGCTGAAATAACTATCCCAACTCACATTGATGGTGTCGCGGTAAAAGATTTACCTGTTGACAAGCAATGTTTAACAATTCATTTTTAATATGGTTGAAAGAACTAAAACTTTAAGTTCTCGTGAACAGAAAGCACAGAGATTGAAAGAACAAGTATTAAAAACTGAACAAAGTTTAAACGCACTTATATACTTATATGAAAAGCGTTACCTATATATTACAACAGTAAGTAAGTAAATAATTGTTTTAATTTATTTTATTTCCTACTTTTACATTAAGCATTAACAGGTATGCTTAATAATACTCCCTGTTTATAAATCTTATTATTTATTAATTAATGAAAGAAGTAAGATTATGTGCTAATCAAGAGTGTGGTAAAGAGTTCACTGTTTGGTCTTCACAAAAGAAGAGATATTGTTGTAGAAAGTGCACAATGACTTTAGAAAGGCGAGAGTCAATAAGACAAGAGAAAACTGGAAAACCAAACCCCAAAGTATCAATTGCACTGAAAAATTCTATTTCAGCTAAAAAATATCAATTTAAAAAGGGAAAAGACAATCCAGCATTTGGACGAAATCAAACAGGTGAAGCAAATCACAATTGGAAAGGTGGAAAAACAAATAAGAATCAAAAATTAAGAAATAGTCCACAGTATAAAATTTGGCGACAAGCTTGTATGGAACGAGATCACTTTCAATGTACTGATTGTGGTGCAAAGGGATATTTACAAGTACATCATATAAAAGAGGTCTCTAACTACCCTGAACTTATTTGGGAACTTGATAACGGAAAAACAGTTTGCGTGTCGTGTCACGAAAAAATACACGGAAGATTTATAGGAAAATTTAAACAACAAAAATAATGGAAAATAAAAAAAAATATGCCTGTATAAGTTTATCAGGTGGGATGGACTCTTCTACTTTACTTCTTAAATTGTTAGTTGAAGGTTATAATGTTACTGCTTTATCTTTTAATTACGGTCAAAAGCACTCTGTAGAATTAGAAAGAGCAACTGAATTAGTGAAATATATTAAATCAGATTCAAAAGGGGCTGGAAAAAGACAATCTGGAACTTTAACTCATCAAATTATTAAACTAGATGGTTTAGGACAATTGTTAAATTCAACTTTAGTTGAAGGTGGTTCAGATGTTCCAGAAGGGCATTATGCTGAAGAAAATATGAAAGACACGGTTGTGCCAAATCGTAATAAAATATTTTCTTCAATTATTCAAGCAGTTGCTTTATCTATAGCAGAACAAAATAATACTGAATGCGCTATTGCTATGGGTATTCATGCTGGTGATCATGCTATCTACCCTGATTGTAGACAAGAGTTTAGAGATGCAGATTTTGAAGCTTTCAAACAAGGTAATTGGGGGTCTGAAAAAGTAATCATCTATACTCCTTATCTTCATACTGATAAATTCGGTATTTTAGAAGATGGGTTAGTTTGTTGTGAAAAGTTAAGTTTAGATTTTAACGAAATATATAAACGTACTAATACAAGTTATAAGCCAATTTTTATCAGAGAAGTTTCTAAACAAACAATAGACGATAAAGACTATTACACCCCTGAAAGTAATGGTAAATGGTATTCAGATTATAAGTCAGCAAGTTCGGTAGAACGAATAGAAGCATTTATTAAATTAGGTAAACAAGACCCAGTTGAATATGCTGATGAAACAGGACCTGTTTCATGGGAAACAGCAAAAGCTTATGTAGAGAAAGTTCTCGCTGAACATAGTAATAAATAGTTAAATTATTTTAAATTAAGAACCTACGCTACGCGTAGGTTCTCCTTGTTTTTAACGTTTTTTGTTATTTTCGGTAGGAAGTTTACAAGTTTAACCATATCTTTAGATTATAAATTAAAACATATAGCAATGAGTTATAAAAAATTCAAAATGACTGAAGAAGAGTTTATCGATTATTGCGAATCTCTTACTGAACAAGAATTGAAAAGATTTCAATTAGAGTCAAAAAAGGATGATATTCAAAGAGCACACCATTGGCTTTATATTGCATGTATTACAATGGTTTTAGCATCATTTTCTACAAACTGGGCTAAACATGTAGCAGATTCTACATTATTATATGTTACTTGCTTTATAATTACAATAGTTTCAATTTTTTTCGTTTTCGGTTTACTTAAAAGAATAAAACAAGAAAAATTAATGTATAAAATGTTAGAAATTTTCTACAAAGAAAACAATATCCTTTAATCATGGCAAAGAAAAAAGAAATTATCAAATTTGACCCCGAAGAAGTTAGAAAAGGGTTAAAAGGTATTCGCAGACAAGAAGAAATTGATAACCAATTGCGAATACCTACTCATACTGTTCAAAAAAGTAAAAAAGAATACACTCGTAAACGTAAACATAAGAAAAATTTTGAAGTTGAATAATTTTATATATCTTTAGTAAAAAATAAATTTAAAGTTCTGAACCTCGCATTACATATACACCTTGTTATACACAGTACGGTTTATTAATGTTGAATGCTGATACAAAGAATAATTAAAATTAAAAAAATATGCACAAACAAAAGGAAGTAAAAATAAATGTTGATGATAAAATACAACCACTAATTCAATTTATATTTGATAGATTAACTGGTTTGATACCAATAGCATCTTGTATAGGTGGAGATGAATCACAAAACGAAAGTATGGATTGTTATATACTACTAATAGTTAGGAATCATAATCATCTAAATCATCTAATGGATTTATGTTCATCTTGGCATTGTCAGTATATCAAACCAAATGGTGAAACTGGAAATGTACCAACATATAGAATAAGTATTTCTAATTTAAACGATGTGTTGGATAAATTGAATTTGATAGATGAAAATTATATTTTTTAATTTACACCGAACTTAATTTGATACACGAATATAGTATTGTGTATAACGTTCGGGCGGTTGGCGTTCGTTGCCGACTTTGGAACAAGAAACTTTAACTTTAAAAATAAATTTGATATGGAAAACAAAACTTCAACAAGCCACGAAAACGGCAATGACGCTAACCGCTTGTTAGCACCAGTTATTTTTTGGCAACGCTTTGACCAAGTTAAACCACAAGGCGATGCGGAATATTTGGTGTGCAATACAGATGGCGTTATTCGAGTTAGTTACTTTGATGGCAAAGATTGGGGATATTTAGCTATTGTAAAAGAAAATATTACGCATTGGTCAATACTTCCGAGTGTGCCAGTCATATAATTGGTGCTAACGGTTGGCAATATATGTAGTTGCCATGCACGAACTTAAAAATTAAATATAAACCTTAATAGGCAATTACATATATTGCTTGTTAGCAAATCGTAAAATTATGGCATCAGAGAAGAAAAAACGTAAAGCAGATAAAAGACTTCATTGGGGTAGAGGTAAGAACTTCATGAAGTGGGTTGGTAAAGGCATCAAAGGTCTTTGTTATTTCACATCATCTCAAAGACAAGCAGATAAGAAGTTCGACATTGACGAATAATTTTATGTTTGCTAACGGTCGGCAATATGAAATGGTTGCCTTGTAAGACGTTTAAAATTTAGTAATAGCCTATCGGCAACTTTTTTATATTGCTTGTTAGGCACAGTAATTTATCAAATGAAAATATATCAAACAAATGCAGCACTTGGTTATAGACAACTTGCATTTCTAATTAGATTAGATAAAAGTGCGAATGGACACAACTACCTATGTATAGGCACACAAAATATTAATGACAACGAAATGTATCAAATTGGTAAAATAGTTGAAGATTTAGAAGATTTTTATTTGGAAGATACAACTTTCAAAATAACTGATTCTGAATTAAACGGAACTTATCTGTTTGATTACTGGGTTTCTCATTATTGTGCCTAACGGTTGGGTGTATGAGAAGGTTTGCTTAGATGAACTTTCAAATTAATACAAATACATGTAGCAAACTTTCTTATACACCTTGTTATATGCTTGCACGGTTTATTAATGATAAAATTAATTAAAATGAAAAAGTTTAAATTTGAAGATTTACAATTAATTAATGTAGGCGATATTTATGCTATTACTTATAACGATAAAATAATTACCCTTGAAGGTAAAACCACATTTTCGACAATAAGTAATGCGAAAAATATGCTTCAAAAAGTATTAACTGCTAATTATCATCAAGGACATTATTGGCACAAAGGTAAAGAAAATACCTTTTCTGATGAAGGTGGGCATATGAGAAACGGGGGTGTTATGGCTGGTTTGGATAAAATATTTAAAAAATTAGGCAAAGAACTAACTGAAGAATTACTTTCTAATGGCGTTTTTGTGATTAAAAAAATACAATAGTAATTTAGTAGCACGTTTGTAGTGCTTGCATATAACGGCTTGGTGTATGAGAAGGTTTGCTTTGATGAACTTCAAATTTACACTGAACTTGATAGCAAACTTTCTCATACACCTTGTTATAGTTAGTTTTATTTTTTATTTTACAAAATTATAAATTTTCATAGATATGACTGAAGAACAAATGAAAGAATATGTAGTAAATGGTGGAAAACTTTTTACTATCACTTTGATTGACACTATTAGAGATGGTGGAACAAAGATTATAAAAACAACAAAAGACGATTATTATATCCATAAGGATAGTAAAAAGTTTCATTCTGGTTACACACCAAGTGAAGAAAATTTAATAACAGATTTTTTGTTAATAGAATACTTGGTTGAACGAATTGAAACATACATCAAAAGATGTGTGGAAGATGTTGAACGAAACAAAAATCTGTTAATAGAAATTCAAAATAAAAAATAATATTAACTATAACGGTTCGCAGATAAGCGAAGGCAAAGATTTAGAAACTAAAATTTTAACTTAAAAACAGAATATAATATGAAAACGAGAACATCAATTTACCACCGCACCTTTGCTTTTGCTTATGTGCTGTTAGTAGCTGTTATTTTTTGCGGTTGCGAAGGTAACGTAGAGCAGAAATCAACACCATATAGGCTTAGTGGCGGTCTTAATGTAGAAATAGTGATAATTGATAGTTGCGAATACATCATAATAAATGGTGGAAATGCAACTTGGGGAAGCCACAAAGGGAACTGTAAATTTTGTGCAGAACGTAGCAAAAAATAATTGCTACTAACGTTTTGCGTATATACGAGGTACGCCTTAACGAAAATTTCAAATTATAAACAAATGCTTGTAGGCGTATCTTGTATATACGCTGTTAGGCGAAGTACTTATTATGGATTTTAGAAAAACATTAAAATACCTACGCATTGTGCAAACGGTATCAAACGAAGAAAGGCACAAACAAGGATTGAAAAGATTAGGTCGTGGCTATTTCAATGCACACAGATTTAACCCTTACAATCCGCTTAGTTACATAGCACTCATTATTATACTAATTGTAGGTATATTAATGTTTGGCTTTGTCGGATTTTGGAAAGAAACTACAACGCTCAATCCGTTTCGGTGGGATTAGTATTTCGCCTAACGGTATCAAGCTAAAAGCTGACCGCCTTTATAAGCGGTTTGGTGATGGCGGTTTGATTTTAGGTTGTGTTATATTTAGGTTTTTAAATTTTTAGCGATGGAAGAAATGATAAATTGTAAATGCGAAAAATGCGGAGTTGATTACGAGAAACCTGCAACTTTCAAAAAATGGAATGAAGAAAATACAAACGTGTTTTTTAGATGGAGTTTAGCATTTTGCGATATGTGCAGGCGAGAAAAAGAACGTGAAGCATTGAAAGCATTACCAAATGTTTTGAGTGCGTTGGCAGAAAATTTAAAAACTTGAATATAACATAAATATATAACAACTGTCTTTTAAAACAGTAATAAAATTAACAGTTTTAAGTCATGGAAACACTCATTGAAAGTAAAGTTAATCGATTTGTTGAAAAGTTAGAGTTAAAACGTTACTCTAAAAACACAAAAAATATATATCTTTCAAACTTTAAATCTTTTTTAAACTATTTTAAAGGAGATATAGATAATTTAAAAGATTCAGATATTTGTAATTATATTTTAACACAATCTAAAAACAAGTCGTACTCTTATCAAAATGTGTTAACAAATACTATTAAATTTTATTACGAAAAGGTAAATTATAGAAAAAGAAGGTTTTATAAAATAGAAAGACCTAAACAAGAAAGAAAGTTACCACAAGTGATTTCTAAAGAAGAAGTTTTAAAATCTATAGAGTTAATACCTAATTTAAAACATAAAGCAATAATTTCACTAGCTTTTTCTACTGGAATGAGAGTAAGTGAGATATGTAATTTGAAAATAGTAGATATTGATTCAAAGAGAATGATTTTAAGAATTTTAGATAGTAAAGGTAAAAAAGATAGAATAGTTCCTTTATCTGAAAGTATACTAACTTTGTTGAGAAGTTATTGGCAAGAATATAAACCTAAATTTTATTTATTTGAATCCTATAAACCTGGGGTTAAATATTCGACAGCGAGTTGTAGACAAATATGGAATAAATATAAAATAAATAAGCAAAGTACTTTTCACACTCTTAGACATAGTTTTGCTACAACTATGTTAGAAAATAAAACTGATATTAGGACAATTCAAAGACTTTTAGGTCATTCTAATTTGAAAACAACAGAAATATATACCCACGTTTCTACTGATTATTTGAAAACTTTAAAGTTACCTATATAAACATATTGATTTTATTAAGGTTTGAAGTTTACTAATTATACTGTATCTTTAGGTTATAAATTTAAAACCAATAAAATGAATAAATCAGTAAACAAATCAGCAAAAGAAGAAGTTGCAGACTTCTTAGAAGGTAAACCATTCTTGAATTCAAGACAAGCTTATCGTGCATTTAAAACTGCTAACCCAACATCAAAAGTAAGCCAAGGGTATTTCTACACCTTATTTACAACTTTCGGTGACAAGGAAACTAAAGCATCAAAAGTAATTGATTTTATCAAACCAGAAATCTACGGTAATTGCTCTAAAGCTTACAAAGCTTATTGTGCTGACACTGAAGAAGGTAAGAGAGTTGTATTTGCATACTTCTTAACTAACTGGAAGAAAGAATTAGGTATTGTTGGTTCAGCAAAAATCAAAAAAGAAAAAGTAGCTAAAAAAGAGAAAGTTGTTAAAGCAAAACAACCAAAAATTACACGTGCGGTTGTTGAAGTTAAAAACTTATCAGCTAAACAAATTTTAGCTAAAATTGCAGAACACGACAAAGCTTCTAAAATTTTAAATTTCAACGTGAAAAACAAAGCACGTATTTTAAAAGAAGCAATTTCTTTCTTTCAAACAAAAGGATTTGAAGTAATTGCTTAAAGCATTACCCAGGAAGTCGAAAAGGGGTATACTAGAGTAGACAATTACAAATATTTTTAAGAATATGTGGAAAGTAATAACTTTTGAATTAATTCCGTTTCTTTTAATTATTTTATTTATTACTGAGATTGCAATCCCATTACTTTTCGGGAAACCACTTTTTGGTTCTTTTCGCAAAACAAAAAAAGAACCAAAAGATGAAAGTTCAATTGATTCTAAAATTGAAACGACTTCAAGTGAGTATGAAAAGGTAAAGGAAAAAGCAAAAGAAGTAAAGAGTGAAATTCAAAAAGAATCAGAAAGAGTGAAAGACTGGGAACAAAAAGCGAATGACCTACCGTAACCAGTTAAAGTAAAAAAAAGGTATTAGTTGAATGTCTTTTTAATACATTTAGGTCTAAATTAAAAGTGAAAATAATTATTAACTAAAAACAAAAAGCAAAGATGAAAAATCTTAATCTAAAAAAAGTATTGTTCCTCGCAATTGGAATTATCGGCTTAGTTTTCTTGATTGGATACGCAGGTTCCATTGGAGAAGAAGTAAAAGCTGGTGAAATTGTTGTAATTCAAAAACCAGTATCTGGTGAATTATCTGTACACACAAAACCAGGTTGGGTGTGGCAACATTTTGGTATTGCTACTCATTACAAAAAATCTTTCCAATTCTGGTTTACCAAACCAACTGAAAAAGATGGAGTAGATAACTCTATAAAAGTTCGTTTTAACGATGGTGGTTATGCTAACATTTCTGGTTCAGTTCGTGTTGACCTTCCACTTGACCAGGTTGCAATATTGAATTTACATACGAAGTTTGGTTCTCAAGAAGCTATTGAACACCAGCTTGTAAAAACAGTATTAGAAAAATCTATCTATATGACAGGTCCACTAATGAGCTCTGCTGAATCTTATGCTGAGAAACGTAATAGTTTACTAAGTTATATTGAAGACCAAGCAACACAAGGTGTGTATAAAACGGTAACGAAGACAATTAAAACTATCGACCCTATATCAGGAGCTGAAAAAACTACTTCTGTCGTTGAAATTGTTGTAAATAATAACATGCCGCAGCGTCAAGAAAAATCACCAATATCAGAAACTCATATTAAATTATCTGGTCTTGCTTTGAATAGTATTGATTATGATGCAACTGTTGAAAAACAAATTTCCGCTCAGCAACAAGCTGTTATGCAAGTTCAAACTGCTATTGCTAACTCAAAAAGAGCTGAACAAGATGCCTTAACTGCTGCTAAACAAGGTGAAGCTTCTGCTGCTAAAGCTAAGTGGGACCAAGAAGTTATCAAAGCTAAAGTATTAACTGAAGCTCAACAAGAATTAGAAAAACAAAAACTTGCCACTCAACAAGCTGTACTTTACAAGCAACAATTAATACTTGAAGGTGAAGGTGAAGCTACTAAACAAAAGTTGATTATGCAAGCGAATGGTGCCTTAGATCAAAAACTTGAAGCTTATAAAACAGTTCAAAAATATTGGGCAGATGCATTCTCTAAATACCCAGGAGCTATAGTGCCAATGATCCAAACAGGTGGTAATTCATCAGGAAATGGAGCATTGAATTTTGCAGAACTCATGTCAATGAAAGCAGCAAAAGATTTAGCTCTTGATTTAAAAAATAAATAAAAAGTACATAAATAAAAAAACCTTGAGAACACTCTCAAGGTTTTTTTTTAATCTATTATGAAAAAAATAACTTTCACAAACGTTTATATAAAACGAGTTTTCGATTCGACTTGCAGTATGTATTATATTGTGAAAGGTCAAGGATTACATCATAATGGGTTAGTTTATCATCAAGAGTCTCGTTCTTGTCTAGAAACTTATTTTATTGCTAATATAAGTTACAACATTGATACAAAGACTTATCAACTTGAATCGAAAGATTCAGTTTTACCACCTACAATAGTACAAATTGCAGAATCAGGAGCTCGAGTTGCTGACCTTTTAAGAAAAGAAGGGTTTTACAGAGCAGAATATAGTTTACAAGGTTTCACTTTTTCAAACTTAAATAACTAATGATAAAACCTAAGGTACCGTCTTTTTTTAAAGTGATAGCAATATCTATTATCTTTTCTTATTTCTTTGGAAAGCTTCAAAACAAAACAATTAATGTTTTAGAGTACCCTGTAAAGAAAGAAACTAATCTTTTTATTGAAAAAGAACTTACACCTTATTTAGATACTTTTCTTCTTGAGTCTAAGTATTATAATTATTCCCCTTCTAGAGTTTTCTACCTAGATACAATCCAATACGGTGTTTTACCTGATGGTGTTGCTGGTCAAACTTCTCTTTCAATACGAAGAGATACATTGCATGGTGTAATAACAATCAGTAGTGAGTATAGTAAAGACCTTATAAACAGTCGGCAGATATTTTACCATGAAGTAGGGCATTGGTTAGGTTTAGAACATGAACAAAACATTATTATGATAGAAGGTTACGATTTCACTGATACTTCTTGGGTTAATATGTTTGGAAGAAACTGGGAAACTTTAACATACCAATATTTTAAATCTCTCAAAGCTCTATAACTTACGCTGCGCGTAGATTTCTCTTATTTTCATTTTTTTGTTATTTTTAGTAGGAAGTTTACTAATTTAACTGTATCTTTAGGTATCTTAATTAATCAAACAACCTAAACTTACAATTTATGACAAAAGGTGAACAAATCGAAAACTTTTTAAAAACAAATACAATTGTTGATAAAAAATTAGCTTACGAAACGTTTATTAAAGAAACAAAAATAGAAGTTTCTTTTGCCCGTTTTGATTATATCTGGAAAACAAAAGGAAACAATGCATCTCAAGTTATTTTAACACCTGCTATACCTCAAGTTAGAGAGAAGGTAAAACTTGTTAAAATTAGTGATATTCATTATCCAGATTCGATTTTAATTCCTTTCAAATCTAATACCCCATTAGATATTTTAGCCTCTGAACAAGGTGGAGTTCTACCAGCTACAATTACTGTATCACCAGGTAAATCTGGTGTAGGTAAATCAACTATTTGGTTAGAACATTTAGGTAATGTTAAAAAGCAACATAAAAAAGCTCGTTTATTATTTATTTCAACTGAGATGAATGATATCCATTTATACAAATATTCAAAACGTATTAAATTTGATGGTGTTGAGATTATGTTGTTAGGGGATTATGAAAACCCTGCTTACGCTTTAGAAGATGTTTTAAAAGAGGGTTGGGATATTATATTGTTAGATTCATTTCAAGATTGTGTTGATAAATTAGTTGCATCAGGGTTATTTCGTTCTACTCAAGCTGAATCTTGGTTGTTAACAACAATGGATAAAACAAGAAAAGGTGAAAATGATTTAAAACTTTACACTTCATTTATTTGTATTCAACATATGACAAAAGGTGGTGAGTATGCAGGGTCATCAAAATTGAAACATATGACTGATGCTATGGTAATGTTTGATTTTGATGAATTAGAAGAACCTTTTATTGAATATCAAAAGAATCGTGATGGTGCAATAAAGAAAAAACTTTACTTTAAAATTATCAATGGACAAGGTACTGTTTACAATGAACACCGTTTCCAACAAGATGAGGAAAACAAACAGGAAGTAAGTAAAGTACGTAACCAAATATCACAAAAAAATACTGACTTCGATGATTTCTTCAATATCTCTGCACAACCTAAAGTTGAAGAAACAGCGTAAATTGTTGGAAGTTTACAAGTTAATGCATATCTTTAGATTATAAATTTAAAACATATACACCTATGAAAACACAAGCTCAATTCGATTCATTCAAAACAATTTCGTTAAAAAATGAACCATTAACTCGTGAAGTATTACTTTCAGACTTACAAATTGTAAGCGAGAATGCTATTGCTTATCGCGGTAAAGAATTTAAGTGCACTGAACAGGCAATTAATGATATTGCTGACATTGTAGGTGTACCTAAAACTTTTGCTACCAGTTTTGGTAAATCATTTGGAACTGTAGGTAAACAAAAACTTGTTGAATTACAAAAAAGTGCTCGCATTGCTAGTGGAAAAGGTATTACAGTTACTTTAGCTGCTAATAAAGTTTTCGGGATTGTGGAACGCGTTTATAAAGGAAGTCAAATTTTACCATACGCAACGTATTTTGATACATTTGAAAGATTAATGAACAGTCATAAACTTGACATTGTTGATTTCGGTCAAACACCAACAGGTGTATTCGTTTCAACAAAATCAGTTGAAGATGAGTTTAAAATTGGAAATTTTGGGAATGAAGTATTTCACCCAGGGTTTACATTAACGAACAACCTTTCAAACGGTTTAGTTTTAGATTCTTATTTATATCGTTTGATTTGTACGAATGGAATGGTTGGTCAAAGTTTTGGACACTCTATTAAATACAATCCAGAGTCGATGACAGATTTCTTCAAATCTCTTATTGAATTTAAAAATTCAGGATTGATTCCTTTAGGGTTCAGAGACAAAGTAACACAAGCTATTCATACGAAAGCATCTTATGCAGAAGTTCATTCAGCTGCAAAAATTATTACAAACAATTCTAAACTAACAATTGATTTAGTTGACCGTTTTGTTCCAGTAAATGATATTCGTAGAAAATTTGCATTGAAAGGAGCAGATACTGTAAAATGGAACTCTGCACAAGAAAAAAATGCAATCACTAATGTTAGTGTTTGGGATGTTGTAAATGGTTTAACAGACTTTGCTTCTCATGATTATGGTTTTGATGTAAAAGAGTCTGACCGTTTATCAATGCAAAAACAAGCTGGTGATTTGTTAGGTAAACCAGCTTTTGATACTCAAAATTTAGTTCACGTTAGTTTATAAAATATGCTAAAACAAGTTTTTTTAAAAGCACAAATAGTTAAAGGGGAGTTAGTACTAACTCCCCTTAATTATCAAGGGTTAGTTAACGACTGTAAAGTCAAAACAACTAAACAGTTAACATTAGGTAAGTACTATCAAGCTGATTTAGTATTGGTAAATAAAGAATTCATTGTAGATGAAAAAACTTTATCTGAATTATCAAGTGCTCCTATGAAAGGATTTGTTTACGGTAAAACAGATAAACTGCAAAAAGCTCTGAAGGAGAACAAAGTTATCTTAGGGAGAAGTAACGATAATTATTTAATTCAACTATAATAAGAAAAGTAACTAACCTAGTTAAACAAATAAATTAAATAAAAAGTTGGTTCTAAACAAATAAGTTTCCAAATTTAGGTCATATTTAAAAGATGTATTAACAGAATTAAGATTACTAACAGCAATTTTATTTTATTCGGAAAAAAAAAAGATAGTAATCTGTAATATAAAACAACAATGAAAAATATTAATAAATATAACGGCAATTATTTTAGAGGGTTTAAAAACCTTTCTACCGCCAAGGTATTTGTTAATTAACAAAACATAAGTTGTTTTAACATTTAAAAACCTTGGTAGAAATATCAAGGTTTTTTTATTTTTAATGCGTTCTTAGCTGAGGTGGTTTAGCATTTGGTTGAAGCCCAAAAGACACTGGTTCGACTCCAGTAGATCGCACAATATGATTCTGTAGCTCAGTTGAATAGAGCAATTGCCTTCTAAGCAATAGGTCAAAGGTTTGAATCCTTTCAGAATCACTTAAAATAAATGCCGACGCGCTAACGTTGGAGGGTTAGGACAGTCTGTAAAACTGTTACATAAGTCTAGTAGGTTCGAATCCTATCGGCGGCACTAGCAGAACACAACTGCTGAAACAAATAGGTGATTCAGTTATCGGTGAGCAAGTCTGAACTAAAACAAAATGTTGCTTAATGGACATATAGCTCAGCTGGTAGTAGCAAATGATTGTTAATCATTAGGTCGTAGGTTCGAACCCTACTATGTCCGCCAAGTAAACAAGCGAGTGTCGCATAGAGCCCGATTGCACCTGACTTCCAATCAGGAAAGATAAAATCACAACGCAGGTTGAAATCCTGTCGCTCGCTCTCAGCCAGTTGTTAAATCTGGTGAAAATTAAAACTTAACAAACGCAAAAATAGCTCAATTGGTAGAGCGTTGCCTTGCCAAGGCAAAGGTTGTGAGTTCGAGACTCATTTTTTGCTCTGTGATATAGCTCAGCTGGCAGAGCGGCCCCGTGTAAAGGGGAAGGTCGTGGAATAAGTGAAAACTTGTTGCTTCTATATACGTATAGAATTGGGTGTTCGAATCCCACTGTCACAACTAAAAAATAAAATTATGTGGTCTGAAGATCAAGTGAAAGAATTCGTTCACAAGAGAGTTAAAGAGTTGTCAACAAACCCTTCTGCAATTGCTTTAGGGTCTTATTACAAAGGTTGTGATTGGCGCTTTGATAAGTTAAGAGCTTTTTGTGAACAGGAAGTAAAAAATTATACGCAAGAACTATTAAGAAAGAAACAACAAAAAACATGAGTAACGTTTATAGTAAATTAGATAGGTTAAATCAATTGGAAGATGAAAATATAAAAAGTTTTGTTAAATTAGCAAGACGTGTTTTAAAAACTAAAAATCCAAGTAGAGATGTGCCTGAATATTTTCAGAAAGATAAAAAAGTAAAAAAAGAAATTAAAAAAATGAGAACAAAAGCAATAATAAAGAAATCTAAGAAACCTGACGAACAGGGCACTTAACTATTGTTTAAATTCTAAACGAATAACCCAAGTGTCTTAGTTGATAACTTGGGTTTTCTTATGCTTCTATGGCGAGAAGGGCGCGCAATATACTTTTTATCAAAGGGAATATTTCTAACTTGAACTATATTTAATAGAAAACAACTTAAACGTAGTTCGATAATGAAATGTCAAAGTGTAAAATGTGAAAAAGAGCATGATGGTAAATATGGGAGCGGGAAATATTGCTCAAGACAATGTGCTAATAGTAGAACTTGGTCAGAGGAAGATAAGTTAAAAAAATCCAATTCTGCTAAAAATAGCAAAAAAGTTTTAACTCGAAGTTGTGAATGTTTATATAAATTAAAAGCTGCAGCGTTAAAAAAAAGTGAAAAAGCAAAGGAGGAAATTTTAATAGCGAATTGGGAAGATCTATCTTTTGAACGATTAAGAAAAAGAGTTATTTGGGAACAAAACGAATGTTGTGCAACTTGTGGGATAAGTGAGTGGAGAGGAAAAAAAATTTCACTAGAATTAGAACATAAAGATGGAAACCATTCGAATAACGCAAAGGAAAACTTAGAAGCATTATGTCCAAACTGTCATAGTTTAACAACTACTTGGAGAGGGAGAAATAAATCAAGAAAAGTAAAAAAAATCTCAGATGAAGATCTATTAATATCTTTAATTGAAAACAATTGGAATATGAGACAAGCTTTACTTAATCTTAATTTAGCTGCAAAAGGAAGTAATTATAAAAGATGTCATAGGGTAAAAAGAATGATAGATTCTTAATAAAACACATGGGTGATGGTTCGATTCCATCTAGGAGCACTCAGGTTTGAACTTTGATTATTTGAGCATTGACAAGGTCAATTAGACCTAACAAGATAGCTGAGTAAATAATCATTATGACCTCGTAGCTCAATTGGCGGAGCACTATACTTTTAATATAGGGGTTATGGGTTCAAGTCCCATCGGGGTCACAATTATTTTTATTTCTTACCTAGGGTTATATTCCTATAACTTATGGGTTTTTAGTTTACTTATTAAGTGCTATCTTTAGTTATAAGAAAATTGAAAACATGTCGAGTTCAGAACAACTTATCACCGCTTTGAAGAGTAATAAAATTTTAGTTAAAACTCATTTTGAGTTTGAATCAGAATTTTTGTTTTTAGACCATGGTGTTATAGAAAAAAGAGGTTGGAATACAGCATATGGTGTCGTTGGTGACAGATTAGCTGACATTGTTCTACATCCTGAAAATTGGCGTATACATGAAAGAACTTTAACTGATGGTTATCCTTACCCATGGTCAGCAACTTACAAAACCCCAAAGTCACAAGCTTAGTCTTTATAATGCAAATTCGAGTCTTCAAAGATGAAGACCGCACTAGGGCTTTACTTGATTTTTTATTTAGTAAAGGGGTAACATGGAACTCTGGTTCAAAAGCTTATCATTACGAAGCTGAATATTATAATTTGAAAATAGCGTGGTTACCATTACAGCAATGGAGAACAACTTTATCTTTTAGTGAGAGTGCTTCAAGTTATTGTGAAAGTATAGAGTTTTCACTTCAAACTCCAGAAGTTACTTTTGAAATTATAGATAAATTTCTTGAAGATAATTATAACATAATTTGGTTACAAACTATAATTCAACAAACTGACGAAGAACTAACACAATCTTAATATGAAATCACAACTTTTTATCCCTAAAAAATGTAAAGTAGGTTTTAACCTACGCCAAGATACTTACACTGGTAAGTTAGGTTATATCATTATGCATGATGGTAAAGTATGGAGAAAAGAAAATTCTTGGGAAGGGTGGAGAGAAAAAGAAGCTACTGAAGAATTAAAAAATAAATATTTAGAAAATTACGAGTTACAATATCATAAAAGAAACCCTGAGCATTACCCTGTTATTACTTCATTTGAAGAATTACCTCGTTGGTGTAAAGGTAAAATTGCTGAAGGTGTAGTTCCGATAGAATTTGATAATACTCCTACAGAAGGTTTTGTTTTAAATAGAAAAGCTGGTGGAGAGAATTGGGGTTGGAATCCAAGACAAACTTATTGTAGAGTTTATGACCCAAGAGGTTTTGAGTTTGAAATCACAATTCAAAATTTACTTTTCATTTTACAAGAAACAAACTCTATTAAAGGAAAAGGACTTGAAGGTCAATTCGTTTATTCTTGGGATAAAAAAGATCTTGTTTTATTACCAGTAGGTTGTCAAGAGTATAAATCATCTTCTGGATTTACTTCTTTGCAAGATAAAAAAATTGAATTGAAAACCCTTATTGAAGGAGCAGTTTACAAAACAAAAAAAGAAGAATCAGTTATTTATTTAGGTAAATTTGATTGGTGGGAATGGAAACGTATAACGACAAACACATCAACTAAAGGTTTATTTTCTCATCACTTCTCTGAAACTTTCTCAACTAGAGATAAGAAAAAGAAATTAATTTTCTTCGACTTAAAAGCAAACACATTTGTTTCTTACGATAAAGTAGACAAGTTAGCAGAATGTATTAACGATACACCAGTTTCTAATTATGCTGAATTAGTAAGTAATTACTTGAAGAGCAAACATGGAATGGTTATTGAAGAGTTAGTTGTAGAACCTTTGAAAGAACCTTTGAAAATAGGTTCTTATAATCAAGTTGCTTTAAAGAAAGGTGAAGACTTGTTTTGGGGTTATTTACATACTCATTATGGTCTAAATTCAAGTGGGTGTTACCAAGCTTCCTTATCAACTAAAGTTATCTTAGAAAAAAATAAAATTATACAAAGAGAAAACTATAACGAAATTGTTACTGTTCCTAAAGATGAATTAGAAACTTCAGCTGGTAAGTTTGTTACAATTGTTGCAGTAAACAGTCAAGGTGAAAGATACATTTTCAACGAATTACGTTAAGACATGTTAAGTAAGACAAAAAACTGGTGGCAAGAGTGCTTGAAGGACTCAGAAAAATTAGAAATGTGGCTTGTTTCATTATACAATAATGAAAAAGATGCTGAAGAAAGATTTCGAGACTTTGCAGCAAAATATTGTCAAGAAGATGAAGAAGCTTTGATAACGTTTCTTACATTAGCAGAACAAGAACACAAACATGCACAGTTAGTAGAATTGATTCTAATCAATAGAGGTTTAACTAAGTATAAAAAATCTTCTAAAGACGGTAGATATTGGCGAAATACATTACCTTGCATCAATGACAAACAAACTGCAGCAGCAATTGGAGCATTTGCAGAAAGTTTATCTTTAAAACGTATGAGAGTTATCATCAAAGACCCTAATACTCCAAAAGATTTAGTTGCTCTTTTTGAAGTAATAGAACCAGAAGAAGCTTATCATGCTAAAGCTTTAACTGCAATAGCTACTAAACATGGTATGAGTAAAGTGAAAGATTGTCACGATAAAGGTTTAGAAGAACTTGGATTAAAAATAAAAAAATAAAAAATATGAACACAAAATTGTACATCCCACAACTTATTAAAGTTGGTTTTCAAAAAAGAGACGACACTTATACAGGTAAGTTAGGTTATGTTATCTATCGTGATGATAAAAAGGTTTGGAGGAAGGAAAAATCATGGAATGGTTGGAGAGATGAAAAGGTAAAACCCGTTGAGTTAGAAAACGTTCCTCATTCTGGATTTCATCTTAACAAAGGTGTAGAAAGATATGGATATTGGGGAAGTGGTCGAAGTATGTGTCGTGTTTATGATGACCGTGGATTTGAATTCGAAATTACAATTGATAACCTTATGTTTATTTTAATGGGTTCAGATTGTTCAAAGAGAGAATTAGCTGGTGAATTTGTTTACTCATGGAATGGGATGGAACTTGTTTTATTACCAGTAAACTCTCAAGAATATGAAGAGTCTAAAAAGTTTACTTCTTTACAAGGTGGAAAAGTAAATACGAAAGACCTTATTGAAGGTGCGACATATGTTACAAAAAAGGGAAGTAAATTAATTTACTTAGGTAAGTTTAATGTAAATTCTTTTAAGCAAATATACTCTTCTCATCATAGATCAAGTAAAAAGATTGCAAGTTTTGCAATGAAATATGTTTTCCACACAGCAGAAAGAGCTGAAAGTGATTATGAACTTGAAAGTTATATATTTGACCATACTTTCCAATATAAAGATACAAAGTTTATTTTCTTTAATGATTTAGACAAGTTAGCTAATTGTATTGTAGAAGAACCTACAGAGAATTATTCTAAATATGTAGATGAATTTTTAAAAACATCATGGGGTTCTAAAATTACAAATGTAGAAACTCAAACAATTACAGGTGAAGAAATATTACATTCTTCAAAAAGTAGCAAACCGTATTATCATTCTTCAAGAGAAGAAAGTGGGTATAACCTTAAAGATAGAAAAGATTTTATAGGGGAAGCGTTTGAATATGTTAGTGAAAATACATATAGACATATTCAAATTCATGTTCTCAAAGTATTTGTCAAAGATGATGTAAGTTATTCTTACGGTAAGATGAAACAGACAGGTTACGCATTAACTTCAACAAAAATTGTTAATTTTAATGGAACTGAAATTAACGTCAAAAACAATTCAAAGAAAGATGACAAAGTGTACACAGAAAAGGAAATAAATTCTTTGTTGTTGCATAAATTAAATCTATCTTTAGAATGCAATTCAAAACACCCATTAAGTTTTATAAATAAATTTTAAAAACAAATAAAAACATGGCAAACGATAAACAAAAATTAGTTGATGAGCTTTTTAACTTATTAGAAAAGAAAAAAGCTGAAATTAATCAAGCTGAAAAACCAAACTGGGTGACGAATTGTTCATTCCCTTTGAGTAAAAACAACAGCGACAGATTAAATATTCAAGTAGTCTCTGAACCAAATCAACTTGTAGAAGCTTTATCTTCTTTACTTGAAAAGCAAGCTTCTTTTGAAAAAGCAAACACTATTTTAGGTGAAAAAGCAACATTCAAATGGGGTGGGTTCACCGTAGAAGAATGGACAGTTGATTTCAAAACTCGTCTTGGTAAAATTAACATTGCTAACAAGAAAAAAGAATTAGCTGATTTAGAAGCACGTTTAAGTAAACACATTTCTCAAGATAAAAAAGATGAAATGGATCTTGCTGATATTGCTAAAAAACTTTCATAATGAAAATCGTCTTACCTGCAAACTTCATTGAAGTTTTAAGTTTTTTACCAGAAACTGGTATGGGTTATCAAATTGTTGACATCACTATGAAAGATGGAACCGTTTTAACGAAAACAGTTTTTAATAGTTCTTTAGTTGAAGTTGATTCAGCAGATGAAATTGATTTAGGTAAAATTCAAAGTGTAACACTTCATAAAAAATAAACAAATGAAAAGAAATTCAACTACTGTAATAATTTTTCTACTATTTTTAGTATTAGGCTTGTTTTTAGCAAGTTGTGGTAACGGGGTCCGTGAGGAAAGTAAAGTAGGTAAACTTTTAATTGGTGAACACCCTTTGAATGAGTTACATTTTGAAAACTTAAATAAGAATGAAGGGGAAAGTGACATTAAACCTAATAAACCAACTTACTTCATGTTTTCAAACACATCGATAACATTTAATGTTACCCTTAATGATAGTAATATTGTAACTATGAATTTACCTATTTCTAGAGTAAGGTTTCGATATGATGAAATGATAACTCAACCTTATGTGAAGTTCAAATGGGTTAAAGGGGATACAGATTGGAGTGTTGCAGATCTTGAAAGTCATATTCTTTATATAGTTCTTTTTGTAAATAAGGAAGATGTTATTTACAACCCTCAAGTAGTACAAGTAAGATGAAAGCTTTCGACCTTGTAGTTGCTCTTATCTCTTCAGAACCAACAGTTCGTTTGGGAATTGTGCAAACTCCTTCCTTTAAAGCAAATCATGTTTACAGAGTTCAGGGAGTAAAACACAATATTGTTTACATAGAGCGCGATGAAAGAGGGAGTGGAACAAATGGTTGGTCAGAGCAAAATTTTAGATTACTTACAGATCAAGAGTATCTTGATTTATGTAGTTATTATGGTATAGCGTTTTCACTTCCTTGTGAGTTCCCGCCAAACCCTATAACTTTAGTAATAAACGAAATAAACAACGAATTGAATAATGAAAATATTGATTTCTCGACCAGATTTCAATTTTAGAAACATTGCAACCCTTAAGTAAATTTTTTTATGAAAAAAGAAAACCACTTTGCTTCAGGGATGTTAGTAGTTTGCACAAAAAGTAGTACTGGTGGTTTTCGTGAAGGGCATATTTACAAAGTTGTCGAGGACTATGGGGACTCTCTTACTGTAGAATGTGACTCAGAAGGGGATGCAAACGGTTGGAATAAAGAAAATTTTAGACACATCACAATGGATGAGTTAGAATGTTTAATACTAAGTTGTAAAAAGGTTCCATGTGAATTACCTGGTAATAGATTAACTGTAATTATAAATAATATTAATCGCGAATTAAATCAATATTAAAATGTATACAACAAACGAAAAAGGAGCTAAAACCTTAGCTACAAGTGGGAAAAACAGTTTAGATTACTTTGCAAACATTGGAACTTATCGCAATCGTAATGTAAAACAAGTAGCTGCAGATATGGCTAAAGCTTGGAAAGAAGATCCTATGTTAGCTTTATCAATATTGTTTTATGCTCGTATGATTACTCGTAAAACAAAAGGAGCGTTTGTTTCTGATAAAGTACAAAAAGGTCAAGGTATTAAAGATGAATTTATAAAAGGTTTACAATACCTTGAAGCAAATCACCCTTCAGTATTAGAGAAAAATTTATGGATTGTTCCTCTAGTAGGATCTTGGAAAGATTTATGGTATGACTCTGCATGCACAGGGCACTATCACTATATTATGCCTGAAAAAGTTTACGAGTTAATTAGACAAAGTATTCTTACAGATGAATACAATGGAGCTTTAATTGCAAAATACTTACCTCGTATTCGTTCAGCAAAACAAATAAAGAATGACAGACATAAACGTATGAATAAATGGGCGTTAGGTCTATGTTCATACTTAGGTTGGAATCAAAAACATTATCGTCAGTTTAAAGCAGATCCAGCTAAAATTGCTCATTCATGGCAAAGAAAAATGAGTGCTAAAAATTGGGATGAAATTGACTTTAGCAAAATCCCAGGTCGTGCTTTATTTCAAATGGTAAACAACACAGGGAAAGACGGAAAAACTTTATTACAAAGACATGGTTTAGAAGCTAAGTATGAAGCTTGGTTAGATACTCAACCTACAGCTAAATTTACAGGTTATGTTTACGAGTTGTTTTTACAAACAAAGCAACATAAAATATCTGCAGTGAAAAGAAAAACTTTAGACAAGCAATTTGATGGTTTATTGGCTTTAGCTAAAGCAGACGGTGTTGAAGGATTGAAAGGAAACGTTTGGTGTGCATTAGATACATCTAGTTCAATGGAATGTGGAGCAGTTGGTGAAAACGGGGTTACAGCGTATGATGTGTGTATATCTTTAGGACTTTACTTTTCATCTTTAAACGAAGGTGCATTTAAAGATCATGTTGTAATGTTTGATGAAAAATCTAAAGTTTTAAAATTATCAGGAGGTTTTGTTGAAAAAGCAAAACAAATAAGAATGGCATCAACAGCATGGGGTAGCACTAATTTTCAATCTGTAGTTGATGAAATTGTACGTGTACGAAAAGCTAACCCTGCAATTCCAATTTCAGAATTCCCAGAAACTTTATTAGTAGTTTCAGATATGCAATTTGATAAAGCTGGAAAAAACACAAAAACTAATTACGAAGTTATGATGAAAAAATTATCTAATGTTGGATTAGGTAATATAAAAGTAATCTGGTGGCAAGTAAGTGGTAGAAGTGAAAAGAACGTTCCAAGCAAGTTTGATGATGACGGAGTGACACTAATTTCTGGTTTTGATCCTGCTATTATTTCCTTAATTTTAGGAGGTGAGAAGAGCAAAGTGGATGAAGTTACTGGTAAAACAAGAGCTTTAACACCATATGAAAATATGATGAAAGCTTTAGACCAAGAGGTTTTAAAACAATTAAAGATTGATTAAACTTAATTTAATCTAAGTTCTTTACTAATTTATATTTATTGACATTATAACTTTCTGAAAAGAATCCCTATAAAAGCAGATACAGTACGGGGACATGCGGTTATTCTTATTAAAAACGCTAACAGCAATTTTTTAACTTCAATCTACAGAAAACAAAAAACAGCGTTTTGTATTATTTAGTGTGGGTGGACTTGGTTTTTCATGTTTACCAAGTCTTTAAAAAGGTTAGGTAAATCTAACCTTTTTTATTTTTTTATTATGAAAGACAAAGATATAGAACATTTATTTGAACAACAAGTTCAATTTCACAAAAAACAAGCAGCATCTGCAAAGCGAGGGGCTTCAGTTTGGTTAGCACTTACAATCATATGGGTAGTAGCTATGCTTATAGCCTGTGCTACACTAATTTAATATTTAGGAAATGAGTGATTTTTTAAAAGAAATGAAAGTTCATGACGTAGCTTATGTTCACATAAACAAGATAATAGTTAGTTTATCAGGATCGCCAGACATTGAAATATTCATGATTAATACAATTGATGGTGAATCTTTTTTTGCTTCTGATTTAATTGGTGACTATGACTTGTCTGATGATTATAACGTTGGTTATTCTTTCTTCAATGTAAAAGAATATCTTACTGCTGATTATGATGAGATCCAATTTTATGATTATATTGCAAAAACTCAACTTAACAATGTTCGTCCATTTTATCTCTCATACTTAGAAGCTTATAAAATTGCAAAAGAATATAACTTAAGAATAACTCCAAGTCCTACTATCAATGAAGTTGATTTATTGATTACTGATATCAATGAAGAGTTACTTAGTTAAAAAGACTTTTCAATTATTATAAATCTCTTCAAAGAATTAAATATTTAGTTAAACAATGACTAAGTATTCTAAAATCTCTCGAGTTATCCAGGAAGCAACTAACAAACAACAGTTGCAAGAGTATAACACACCGCAGAAGCAAGATTTACTATTAATAATCAATAAAATTATCTTGAATAAAAGTAATTCATCAAATCCAGATGAATTAAAGAAAAAATTAGATGATTTATTAAACTTTTATCGCTTTTATCAAAACAAGTTTCCAATTGAAGATAAGCTCGTGTATGAAGAGTTCAAGAAAAAATTACAAGTCTTAGCACAGAAATATAATATTTCTTTATAAAGATTAAAAAAACCTTCTTTCCCTTTTACTATTTAGAGTTAAAAAGAACAAATTTAACTCAATGTATATTCGCATATATCCCCAAAAAAATAATACAATCTTCAAAAGAACAGCTGGTGGTGTTAATGAAGTATTAGGATTAGTTAATACAGGTAAAAATCCAATATTTGAATTAACTTCTGGGAATACCCAATCAACAATTCTAATGAATTTTGATATTTCTCCAATTTTAACATTATTAGAGAATTATTCTTATGAATGTAATCTTAAATTATGGGATGCAGGTATTCTTTTTGAACCTTCTATTTCACTAGATACTATTGATTTAGTATATTTTAGAGAAGAGTTTATAGAAGGTGATGGTTTTCAGTTTATAGGAAGTAAAGCTTTAACAGGAGCTTCTAACTGGTTAGAAAGAGTGACTGGAACACCATGGTCACCAGCTCAACCGAATACATTTTCTTTAGGACAATTTCCAGCATATCAATTGAATGATGCTAATGAAGATTTATTGATAGAAAATTTAGCATCATTTATTGATGATGCAATAACTAATAGTGTAAATCCAAACTTTGGTATAAAGATTTCAACTAATACTGTTAGTGATCAAACTTATACGAAATTTATACATTCAAGACATACTAAAACTATTTTCAAACCTTATTTAGAGTTTTATATTGACGATTCTATTGTTGATAAAAGACAAAGTGCAATTGCTACTCAAACAAGTAAGATCTATTTATTAAACCAAACAGGGGTAAATTTCGTAGGGACTGCTGTAACTTGTGAAGTTAAAAACGCTGAAGGAACTGTTCTTTTCACTCCTGTAGTAAACAATCCTTCAAATGGTATATATTACATAGAAATAACACCAACTATAGATACAAGTAACACAACTTTATTTGACATTTGGTCTATAGATAGTGTAGAGTTAACAAAAGGTTTGATAACAGTTCAATCCCCAAACCAAATAGCTTCTAAAAAATTAGATGGATTGTTCTTTTACCCTGTTACAAGTTATGCTCATCCATCTATCAGACAAAACGATGTAGTTTTATTTGAAGTTATTTCACAAATAAGAGGAAAAGGATTAGTTTTATTACCTGGGTATGAATATAGAGTTGTAAGTACTAGTGGGTTTGAAATGCAACCTTGGACACAAGTAAACATTTATGATAACAAATTGTTTTTTCATATAGATACTTCATATTATTTCCCAGGTTTAGAGTACGAAGTGTTCGTAAGATTAAATCATAACAATTCCATTAAAACGTCAAATATGACGTATAAATTTAGATTAACAGAAGATGCAGCAACTCATTTGAGAAGTTTAAATGCATCACCTTATAATAACAGAGATTATTTATTTTATCAATAATGCAAACATACGAATTACAAGACAATACAGTTGATAATTATATCCCCATAACACCAACAAAACCACAAATTGGTTATATTGCAAAAGAGGAAAGTCAACAACTTTCTTCAAGGGAGTATAACTATGATGGTGTTAGTAATGTTGAAAACACTTCAACATCTAATACTTTAGGTGAATTAAGTGTTAGGCAAGGTTTAGCTTCTGACGTGAAAGATATTGCAGTTAACTGTGGAAACTCAGCTACTGATTATATAGGGGCAATTAAATACGATGTTCCTTATATTATTAATCCTGACTTTGCTGATTTTCTTTTATTAGATATACAAGCGAACCCTTTTACGACATTAGCTAATGCTAACATTGAAAGTTTAGCTGTTTCATTATACGAAACAGGTGATACAAATTCAAAAGTAATCAATATGTTTAATGGAATGCAAGGTTTAAGAATTCCATTGAATAAATTTAATACTATAGTAAGTGGACAAACAACAAAAAACTTTGGTAAGTATTATATAAAAGTTGCACCTAAATATGTAGATGTACCTGTAACTCAAATAATTCCAAAGAAACATGTTGAATGGCAACTTGTAAACGGTGCTGATGCTGAAGGTAGAAGACAAGTTGTTCGATTTGACAATAGTAATTTTAGAAATACTCCATGGTTGTTTGAAAACAATCCACTACAAAGAGGTCGTTTACATGGTTCAGTGGTTGAAATTTGGAATGCAAGTAAAACAGAAAAAAAACAAACAAAAATTTTAGTTGAAGAAGGTATAGATTTGAATACAGCATCTGGTATTTTTGTTTTAACACCAGATAACATGGGGTATGATTCAGCAAATGAAGTATTAGGTCTAGGTGATATTCTAAGAGTATATCCAAGAGAAACATACTTCAATCCAATTTATATTGAAGTTTCTTATACTAATAAAGATAATGATTTGTTATCTCTAATCCAATTTATGAAAAATGATGCAGTTAGAGATTTAATATCAAATGTAATAGAGGTTTATGATGAAAATGGGGTAGGTACTGATGCAAATGGAAACTTAACAGGAACTATAATACAATCTTATCAAATTTCTAAAGAAAATAATAAAGAAATTCGTAGACAGATTAATCTAGATTAATGGCAGAAGATAATAATTTAATACCACTAAACCCTGCTGGTAATGATGCAATTAAGGGTAATATTTTCTTTGGAAATAATTTAACTCCAGGAGGAACATTTTCTAATATACCACAAACTGTAACATCTCCACTTGCAACACAAGAACAACAAGCTAAGATTACTTTAACATTAGCTCAAATTCAAGAAGAGTTAAGAAGAAATGCTCAAGAGCAAGAAGGGACAACAGAAGATGTTTTATCTGATCAAGCAATTAATGTTTTTTTACAAAACTATGTAAAACTATTAATTGATTATTCTGACTTAAGAAATTTTGTATTTTTTGGTTCAGCGTACACTGAATTAGTTTATCATGTTAATTTTTTAATAAAAAACTATCCTTATTTAGGTTATTTTGCTAAAAATGTTGGATCTACAGCTGTAGATCCATTGAATACAATACAGTTAACTTCTTTACCTGGAAATGAAACACAAGTGACGTTTCAATACCCAAACTTATTACAAAAAGGTCAATATGTTTATGATAATAGCGGTGAAACAATTTGGACAGATTACGAATTGGTAGATGTAAACGAAAATAGGTTCCCTATTACTCAAGTTGATTTTACACAACCTACTTTATCAATTGTTAATGCAACCAATACAAGCCCTATAGTTATTCAAACTTCTCAAGCTCATGGTTTAAGTGCAGGTGAGAAAATAACTATACAAAATGTGTTAGGAAACACAGCAGCAAATGGTGAGTGGAAAATTTTAATATCACCAATTTCAGCAAGTCCTACAGCATTAACTATTGGTGTAGAATATAGAGTTTTATCTAGCTCTATTGTTCACAACTCTATTACTTATTATAAGGGACAAGTGTTTACTGCAGTGAATACAACGTTTAGCACTGGAAATGTTGCTTTAGCAAATGAATTTGCTTTACAAAACTCTCACGGGGACGTTACATTAACAAATGGGGTTTATACACCTGCTTCTGGTGAAGTAGTTTTACCTTATATTGCAATAAGTGACGCTTCTGCTACAAGCCCTATAACAATAACTACAATCACACCACATAACCTGAACAATGGTGATATTGTTAAAATTGAAGGTGTATTAGGGAACACAGCAGCTAACGGTGAATGGACTATCAATAGTTTAGCACCTAATACTTTTGAATTGGTTAATTCAACTTACAATGGTACTTATTTAGGTTCTGGTTTGTTTATTAACAAACTTATCTCTTATACTGTTGAAGGTAATATCACTGTAAATAACCTAATTGAATATATACCTACTACAGGTGTATTGTTTAGAGGGTTGTTTGTTTCTCCTAAATTACAAGTAATTAACGATTTCTATGTAAACTTAGAATCAATTCAAAAAGAATTATTAAAACCAACAAATATTACCCCTTGGCCAAGAGATATCATTACTAATAATATCTTATTTGAAGGAGCTGAGTTTGAAGCATGGGTAAATAATCCTTCTACTATGGTTTCTGATTATCAAGCAGAAGACTTAGGGGTTATATCTACTGATTTTAGTGAAAGTTTAAATCTAACTGGAGCTATAACATTAGATGAAACTAAAACAAATCAATTGATAAGAAGAGCTATACCTCATAGAGTTGTTGATGAATTAAGAGATACAGATGATAAGTTATTTTCTCGTTTTGTATTATTAGCAGGTAAAATGTTTGATTTAATAAAAGTTTATATAGATTTCTTGAAATATACTAAATCATTAAACTATACACCTTTTAATCAATTGTCACCTGATTTTTATAAATTATATGCTGAACATTATGGGTTTGACTTGTTTGATGATGACACTGTAAGTTTAGCACAAGCTATTATTATAACAGAACCTGGGTTAGCATATGATCAACAGAACAATGCTACTTTTTCTGACCAAAACACTGCACAAACTAAGCAAGATTTACAATACGAAAAACAAAAACGTTTATTACTTAACTTATTTTATCTTTATCAAACTAAAGGTACTATTGTTTGTATAGAAAAGCTAGTGAACTTACTTGGTTCACCAGAAGGGTTAGTGTTGTTAAAAGAATATTCTTTCAACAATACAACAGGTGCAAAGATTGTTGATAACGATAAAATTAAAGTACCTAAAATAGAGTATGAAATTGACCCAGATTATTTAATTGATTCAACAAACATTAATAACCCTGTTAATTTACCATATGTATATAGGCTTAAGTTAGATAATGAATCTATTGTAAATTTAAGAGAGTTTGAAATGTACACAGACCCTCAAAGTGCTATTCAAACTCAAGTTATTAATTATGGACAAACAACATATCCATATGGTAATTTTAAAACTGGGGCGTTCGCAAACTTACAAAATATAAATAGTTCAACTGGAGAATATGCACTTTTACCGTTGACTTTTCCAGACAAGTATTGTGGTATTACTGTTGAATACATGATCCCACGTAGCGGTTATATTAAAGGTGTAGGTCAAGGTTTTGATGAAACTTCAATTCACTTAGCTAGCTTATATGAAGTTGATGATATTGTTTATAATGGAAACGAACCAGTATTCATCCCAACATCTACACAATTTGCACCACTTACACCTGTTCCTTTTGAAGATAATCTTCAATCAGACATTGTGCCTTTAAGTCTTAGAGCTAAAACATCTTTTATTCTTCAAAACTTAGGTCCTAACACAGATCTATTAGAAGTATATGTGAACACAATACCTATTGGAGGTATTTTATGGCAAAGTGACTTGAAACAAACTGCATTAGCATTGGTTAACGCTATTAATTTTAGTCAAACTGCTGTAGATTTTGTTGCATTATATCAAGAAAACTATGATAGTACTTTTACTATCACTATAGAAACTCGATATAATAATGATACTTTAAATGGGTCATTAGTAGAAGTTATGTCTAATGCAACATTAGCAACATCTTATGTGGACAATTCACAATTATCTATGAGTAATGATGTTAATCCAGGATTAACTAATTATAATCAATTTATTATAGCAAGATTAGAAGGGAAAGATTTAGTTGTAAGAGCTTATTTGAGATCTGAAACAAGTACAATCCACCCTTTAGCTACAAATTACATTGCTAAGTTAAATGATGTGTTTTCTGCTGATGGTTTGAATCATACTTTACGTTTAGTTTATAGACCTGAGGGGATAGAAGTTTATCAAGACTATAAATATATTAGTTTAATGCTTTGGAGAGATGTCTCTACACATCCAAGTGGAGTGTATACATCTTTAAATTGCCCTCATAGTGAAATTGAAAATTGTACAGTTACAAATATTGATCATTTATTTGCTTACCCAGACAATGACCCTACAAGTGGTGTTAGTAATGTTTCTGGTGAAGGAAATTTAACGATTACAAATGTAAACGGAACAATTAACAATATCGTAGTTTACGTTGGTGGTTTCCCTCAAAATGCCCCATTTAACTTTATCGGAACAGATGTTGCATTATTAGCAGCTGATATTGAAACAGCAATAAATAGTTTTTCAACAGATTTTACTGCTAGTGTTATACCTGGTGATAATAAAGTTACAATAACTCAAAATACCCCAGATGTATTAGGAAATGGGCAAGTTATTACAATGAGTTTTGACAATAGTTCTGGTAATGATATAGATTTTATTTCTTATAATATAGAAGGAGCAGTTGATAACAACTCAGGAACAAACCCTTTTATAGATAAACCAAGATGGTGGGATTTATTAATAGGTTTACCTGTAAATATTGATATGTATTTCAAGAAAGTAGCTGTTTTCGAAGCACCTTCTATTGATCACCCAGACTCTCTAGATTTTGGTGTTGATGTTTCAGGGTTTGATTCTGAAAAATTTTCTTTCAATTTTGCAAATCAAATTACAGATACAAATAATGTATATTTGTCTGATAGAATTTCTGTACAATGTCAGTTTAGAGCTCAGTTCCCTTACCCTGCAGGAGCTACAAGTAATACATCTAGGTTAGATTTATTCTTTTCAGCTTATCCAACAGACTTAGTTTCAGATATAACATTAGTTAATCAGACTTACAAGGGAGGAAAAGTTTTATTTACAGAAGATATTCAAAACTTTTTTGTTCTACCTAATAATGAAACTGTAACAATTGATAGTTTATTTACTTGGAACGGATGGTCTCCATCTATTCATCAAGATTATAATTACGACAATTATAATAAAGTGTATGAAAACTATCAATTATTTTCTGAGCAAGTATTAACATATTTATCTCTTTTACCATTCATTGAATTGATAGAAAGTAAATTTAAAGTTTTAGTATCTCAATTTATACCTATTGTGATAAACATTTCACAAACAGGAAGATTAATTAGAGCATTAGAGAGAAATAAAGTTAGATATACAAATGTTCATAAAATTTGTGAAGGTACACAGATTGAAAGCCCTGCAATGGGAACTTTAAGAATAACTAACGGAACAAATAATAATTTTTCTTCGACAAATAATAATATAACTGTTTCCTTAGTTTTAAGAAGTTCTATTTTAAGTGCAAGTAATACTCCTATTATCACAATTCAAACAACAGAGACTCATAATTTAACTACTGGAAACACAGTTATAATACAAAATGTGTTAGGTAATACAGCAGCTAATGGAACGTGGGTTATTACAGTTACAGGTTTAGATACATTTACAATCCCAATTGCAGGAAACGGTACTCATATCCCTGAAACAGGTGATACAGAATATGAAATTTTAACATCTAATACTATTGATTGGAATTTTACAAACTCTTACACTGCTTCACAATTAGCTGCAGATATCAACAGTGCTTATTCCCCATTAATCACTTGTAACTCAGGTGATAATGATTTAGTTTTACAAGGGGATTACATATTATTTGAATCAACTTATGGTTATGATATTAATAAGACAGAATTGAAAGTAATTGTTAATGGGAATGTTAGAGTAGATAGTGTAAGTGGATTTAGTGGTGGTGTTCCAGGTATATCTGGAACAGGAACATGTTTTACAGTACAATTTGTACCAGTTTTAGGTGAAAATCTTCCTGTAGGTGATATAGACCAATTAATTTATTATAGTTCTGAACAAGGTCCAGAATCTTATATTTATTATCAGTCAGAGATGTTAGATCCAATTTATATTTATTATGATATCGAAGAAACAATATAAAATCAAATGAAAAAATTAAATTTAGCAACAGGTGGACATCCTTTAAGACTTGATGATATAGTTCATCTACAAGATGGTGTTATTGATGCTTTGAAAGGTGTTGTAGACGGTTTAGGTGCAAATAATCAAAACCTAATTTTACAAGGTTGCGTAACTTCAGGTATATTTCCTGTATCTCTTTCAGCAGGTTACATTTATTATAGTGGTGAAGTTTACCCTGTAGATGCTCAAACTTTACCTGCGTTAGCTATAGGTCAAGTTTATTATTTCCAAGTAGAAGAGGTTGTAGTTTCACCCTCACCAGTATCTTATCAAAATTCTACACCGCAAAATGTGCATGTTAGAAGAAGAATGAAAGTAGTTGCAGCATCTAGTGCTCCAGTAAATTCATTCTTAATGAGTAGTGCAGTTAGATTAAATCAAGTATTAGGTTTAACTCCACAACGAGGAATTATTATGTATTCAGGACCGGTTACAAACTTTGAATCAACAGGTAAAGGTAAAAGTGGAACGCAACTTGATGGTTGGGCACTTTGTAACGGTGGAACATTTAGTGTTCCAGGAGGAGGTTCTTTAACAACACCAGACTTGAGAGGTAAGTTTCTTGTTGGTTATGATAATAGAGCTTCTGACCCTTCAAATAGCATTTGGGATGCAACATATAACACTGTAGATGGTAGTAATATACCTAATGGAACAGGTGGTGAAAAAGAACATACTTTAACAAAAGACGAATTACCACCACATGAACATGGTTTATCACCTGACTGGATTGCAGTAGCAGGTATGTATCCAAGTGGTTCAGGTTCACCTCAAGGAAGACCATCAATTGCTTCAGGAACTGATGCAAGTGTTACTGTAGGAGGTTTTAGTGAATACCCTTTATCAAGCACTCACTTATCTGAAGATGGTACTATTGACGGTTTAGTTTCTAATCCGCATGAAAATAGACCACCGTACTTTACAGTGTGTTTCATTATGAAATTAATATAATAAATGGCAACTACTTTTAATAATATACAACTTGCGCTAGATGTAAAAGCACAAGATCGATTAAGAAAATGGTTTGCAGACAGAGGTTCAGCTGCAAATTTAATAATAACTTCAGTAGGGTTAGGTGATAGTGATGTTGATTATGAATTATCACAACAATATACTCGTATAAAAGTATTAAATGCACCTTATAATGTTGGGAAAATAAAACATCACTTAATTTACGAAGGACCTATTGAAAACATTACAGGTGATATTACTATGTTTTTAAGAAGAGTAAATGATTCTGGGGTTGTAGAAAGTTTATACAATTATCCTCCAGATAATATTAATTTTGCTGCTGGTATTGCTCCACCTACGTTAAATACTGGTTATGATTTTAGTACAATAAATTTTGACATATTAAACTCAAACAAAGAAGGTTTTATAGTTTATTTTCAAACTTTACCTACTGGTTATTTAGATAGTAGTAATGTACAACAAAGATTATCAGAACAATACGATTTTACATTTTTAAACTTTCCAGGAAGTTGGGAGATTATATTAGATCAAGAAAATAGTTCTTTTTTAATTGCAAAACCTGCAGCTTATGTATTTACAGGGAACACAGCATTAATTAAATTAAAAGGACAAACTTCAAGTATACAAAGAACTATAGGAGTAAATATATAATGGCATGGAATACGTTAACAACAACAAATCAAGCTCTACAAAAAGATTATCTTTATGATTTTTCTAGTGGTAATTTTGTTTTACCGTTTAGTTTAAATTTATTTGACGGAATTGAAACTATAGGTTTCGGAACTAGTGGGATACATACTTTTGATTCTTGGAGACCTTCAACAGCTGGAACTTCTAGCCCTGGTTTAGTACAAAGTCCTGGTATGGGTTACTCTGTATTAATGAGAGCTTCAGGTAATCTAACTACTAATACTGATATTGATGGTTTAACCAAAAATATTACAGTTTCTGGGGAATGGATGACTAGAACTCACGTTTTAGCAGCAGGTGGATATGGTACTTATGGTGGTACTTTAGAAGGTCCATATGAATTAACTTATAACAGTGAAGGTTCCAAAACAGTTGATTTAAACTTATATACTCTTTATAATAACACTTGGCAACCTCCTTATACTACACCTCCAAGTCCACCGTTACCTTCAATCGTAAGACAGGCAATTAAAAGTTTTACTTTCAATGTTTTTCAACAAGCAGTTGCAGTTACTAAAATTAATAACTCTGCAGGAGCTACTTTAGCTGACGGTACAACTTTGAATGACATGGAATACGGTGACACTTTAACTCTAAATAAATCAAATAATAGAGGTAGTAGTGTTTCATCTCAATGGACTATCTATAAACAAGATTCTAATGGTATATATCAAATTGCAAGTAGTGGGGTTGATTATACTTTATTAAGTGGAACTTTAACTTCTGATACAATTCAAGTACGTTGGGAAACAGATGGTTATTTTAAAATTGTCAACAGAGCAGAAGGTCAATCTAGTGTAAGTTCAGGGGTTAATTATGATGAGTCTAATTTAATTATACCAGTAGGTATTTCTGTAGTAGAAACTATTACTTTACCTTTAGTAGAAACTAACATTACACCACAAGTAGTATATACAAACACTATAGTAAGTACAGACCCATTAGTTGGTGTAGATACTTTTACAATAGATGTTAGTGCTACTGTAGATACGAGTCAAGCAGAATGGAGTCAAACAATAAACAGTACTACTACAATTATTCCTATGACACAATCAACATGGACTAGTGAATTATTAGCTAGATGTAATATTAAGTGTCAAGTTAAAAGTGGTAATACAATAGTACAACAAGCTAACGGTTTAGGTCCACATCAATTTACTTTAAATGCTGGAGAATATAATGTCGGTTATTTAATAACTCCTAAATCAGGTTATTTAGTGTTTACAAATTTAGTAACAGTAGGAGCAATTCGTTAAAAAAAAATAAATGTCAACTACAATAAACAATACAACTCAAAGCAATTTTTTACCAGTTACAGTAAATCCAATTCCTGTAGCTACACCAGAAGATTTAATATATACTTTAGGTGGAACAGCAGATACAATTAACGGAATACCAGGAACAATTTTTCCAAGTATAGTTTTAGATCAAACGACACCTGGAGCTTGGTATCATGGTGGTAATCCATTAATTGCTACAGACGCTATTAAAATTCATGGTGTTAATATTGCTTCTATTTCCAATTCAGAAGTTGAAGTAGTATCTGACTATGTTCAAAAAGGTATTTTCGAATTGAGAAAAGATTTACCTTCAACAATTACTAGTGCAATTTCTTCTGGAACACGTACTATTATAACTGTTGCAGGTTCTTTAACTTTACCTATAAGTAGTTATGTAGAAATAGTTAACGTTACTAATCTACCTGATGGGTATTATAAAATTGTAGCTATTTCAGGTCCGATAACTGGATATAGTAGTTTTGAAATTGAATTTGATTCTAGTTTATTAAGTTTAACAGTTTTATCTACAGCAACAGTTACAAGTCATCAATATTACTGGGATGAGGTTTATACAACTCCATTAGGTTTATATGCAGCAAGAGATACATCTATGGGTAACCCTAATTTTTATGAATTTATCGTTACAGGAAACAATTCTGAGTTTTTAAGTGTTTATATTGATGATCCAAACATTATACCTAAAACTGGTGATTCTTTGGTAATACAAAGGTTCTTTCAGACTGTAAATAGTTTTACCAATACATCTACTACAGATGGGATAAACAATGTACCTGCTTACTCTGAAAGTGAAACTTATACGTTTACTATTCAAAATGTAACATCAACAGCATTTCCTGCTGCTACACCAGTTCCATATACTGAGTATCAATTAACATTAGATAAAAGTTTTGCTCCAATTATTTCTGGCCCAGGTATGTTGACAGAAAAATATATGTTAGTTTTACTAAACAGAGCAGGAACATCACCTAATAAAGAATTGATTACAGATACTTGGACTATGACAGAAGTTCATAGAGAACAATTATTAGGTGACCCTTATACTTATAGTGGTGTTACTTTACCTTCAGGTAGAAAAAATTACTTAAATTATAGTGGAGCTGAAAGATTAGGTTTTAAACAGTTATTATCAGGTATTATATCTGATAGCGATACCCCTTTTATTGTATTGCATTATGATGATAATGTAAAAGATAGAATTTATAAAGGAGTTGGTGATGTAGAAGTTCACTTCCCAACAGTTATGATTCAAGATGAAAAAGGACCAGTTGTATTATCAAATAGAAATGCATTAAATTTAATTAATTCAACCTTTACAGACTCTAACGGTATTGGTGATTATAGTGCTTTATATATGAAATACTCATCAAATGCAACACCAGTGAGATACGGTTGGGTTTTTTATGATTTACGTATTATTGTAATCGATCATGCAGAATTAGCTTTTGCATTGAGTTATAATAGTAATAGAAACTATACATTACCACAACCTGTAGTAGCGACTGCTAATACTCAAGTTCACCCTACATTATCTAACCCGTTAACTATTACAGCTGTTAGTGGAAACACTACACCTTTACCTATTACAATTACTTCTACTGGTAATCATAATTTTAAAAACGGGGATGAAGTATTCATTGAAGGTGTATTAGGTAATACTGCTGCAAATACTGTAAGTAGTATTCCTTATTATGTTCAAGTTGTAGATGCAATTAGTTTTAAAATTTACCAAGACAGTTTATTAACAACACCTATTATGAGTAACGGTATTTATACTGGTGGTGGTCTTTTATATGGTACAAGATTAGCTTATGAATATTTTATTACTTATAGATTAAGAGGTAGTCATTATAAAACTGCTCCATATGCACAAGTAATTCCTTTCAATTTTGAAATAGGAGGTTTAGTAAGTACAGATCCATTATCAAATGTAAGTGTTAGTTTTAATCCATTAACTCATTTAGTAGATTATGACAGTACTACTAACACTTCTGGTATCCAAGAAGGTTTTGAAGCAAACGATTATGAAGTTATTATCGGGAAATACAAACAAAGTTTAGTTAACTTAGAAGAAAGTGATGGTATAGAAGATGTTGTTTTAATACAACCTGTAGAGTCTTTAAAAAATCTATTATTACCACCTTATACTTTAAATGCTCAAAATACATCTCATAGTGTATCTTATACGAAAACATTATATGATGCTACAGTAGCTAGTATACCTGGACCACCTGATCAAAGTTATGATTTATTAAACAATTCAGATGAATATATTTATAACTTATCTAGTTCATTACCAGAAACATTATTTACTGCTGAGAACATTTGGAATATTGGATTAATTAAATATAAACAATCTGTAACTCAATATAAATTAACTTTTGAAGTAATAGTTCCTGCAGATAAATGGAATAGTACACAAAATCCTTCTTATGAAACAGGAAATTTATTAATGACAAGTAAATTTATTTCAGAGATTGAATTTTTGATTGAAGATGCAAACAATTTAGGTGATGTAATAGATTCACCTTATGTATATGCAAAAATATCACCAGTTTTAAGAAAAACTAACGATAGTAATATTGTATTGAGAATAGAATTAGATTTTTAATGACTAAAGAAGAAACAATTCAACTTTTACAAGAAAACGGGTATGTATTACATCCCGTTTTCAACATTTATATTATACCTAGTAATGCTTTAAGTATATATTTTAAATTTAACAATGATAATGAAGTAATCGTAGGGAAATTAAAATGGAATCAAGTATCTTTAAAAGATTATAAAACTATAAAGTTAGCATACTTCAACCCACATCATTACAATCTAAAGACTCAGTTAGATCGAAAGATTGAGCAAGAAGCAAAAATTAAGAAAGCGAAAATGAGAGAAGCAATGCTTCAGAAAAAATATTAAAAATTACTTTTTATATTTTTTTACTTTTTTCAATAAGTCCTTTTCTGACTTAGCAAAAATTCGAACATTATTATTATCGTCTTTATACCCTATATACTCACCGTGAGTAGTGTATGAAACATTTCCTTGAAACATAGGGGAGACCATATAAAAAGACTTAGGTAGTTTACCATCTGTTGCTTGAGAAGATTCAGACGGTTCTTTTTTCTTTTCACCATCCCAATTTTCATTCAAAGCTCCAATTTTATCTAAAGTTAAAATTATTTCATACAAATCACTGTCTGCTATGTTTGAAATAGATTCTTTAATTTTTTCTTTTAAAATTAATTTATTTACAGGGTTCATTCTTTTTTTTTAATAAATTTAAGAGTATTTATAGTAAAACACAATGCCATTTCCAAAAAAAGATAAAATACGTAAAATGTGCGGTAATTGTTTCCAAGATTACTGGGTGAGACCTTGGAAAGCAAAAAGAGGTACAAAGTTTTGTTCTAAGAAGTGTAAGAGTGAGTTTCACAGTAAAGGTAGAAAACATTGGTATCGACAACAACAGTTGTGGAAGAAGTGTGAAAACCCTTTCTGTAAATCAGGTACATGGACTTTAAAATGGGAAAGAGATAGAGGGATGTATAAGTATTGCTCTAGAACTTGTGTATTATATTGTAAATCACATCAGTTTAAATTAGACTTTAAACAATTACAGGAAAAGAAACAAGATGATATGAGAAGAAATATCTGGAGATTAAACTTTTAACAATGAAGAAAAATATAGTTAAAGAACCACAACGTTTTATTACAGCAGACTTACAAGAAGGGGAACAAGCTGTAATCTATTGTTTAAACCCTAAACAAAGATTTGTTAACATGAAATTTCAATATGATGAAAAGCATAACTATTACAAACCTATAATATCTGCAGATAATGCAGTTGAAGTTGAGTTGAATGAAAAGTACAAAGAACAACTCGTAGAATTACAAGCTAAAATTATTATATTAGAGAACTTACACACAACTTATAATTACCTCTTTACTATCATTAATCATGAGTTTTACTTGGTATCTGTCTCTTTACATAATATGTCTCTAGGTTATGATATCACCTTGGAGATTGCAGATCAATTGAATATAAAAACTCTAACCCCTGTATGGAAAGGTACATACACGAGTTTTGTAGTAAATGCTTTCACAGAAGACATTTTTATACAAAGAAAATAAAAAAACATTGAAAAAACTTAAAAAAATAACTATTTATAGTTGAAGTGTTGATAGATTATGCTCACTTTTACTTTGTATTAAAAATAACTTTATAAACTTTTTATTTATCTTTTTATGACTCTTTTAAACTTTTCTCTCGAAGAACAAATTTCTAGCTTAACTCTTCAATTAAGTGATTTAAAATCACGAGCACGCGTTGTAAATTACAAAAACGCTCTTCCCAAATTACCTAAAGTTCCAAACTCTGCAACTTTAATAGGTTTCAAAAAAAGATTATCTAACTGGAAAAAAGGATTACTTTCTTTAGAAAGTGAACGTCTTCATCAATCTATCAAAAATGACCCAAACTTGTTACAAAATTACGTAACTCGTTAATCATTATATTTCACAATTCTTTATTTATTAATTTTTAATTTTTATTTCAATGTCAGCAGCAAACAACTTGCAAAAAACTCTAGAGCGTTTAGCACGCATGAACTCAGCAAACAAAACAACAACAACTACAACAAAATCAACAGTTAAGTACTTCAAAGCAAAACCTGGAAAGAACAACTTATTAGTATTACCAACACCGTTTGGTTCTAATGATCCGTTTTTAGAATGGGGAACACACAAAAATTTATTAGATCAAGCTTGGAAAGATGTAGCATGTATTCAACACAACCGTGGAGAAGAATGTGTAATCTGTCAAGTTGTAGAAGATTTAAAAAAACAAGATTGGAAAGGTAATTACAATTTATGGAAACCTTTAGAATTAAAAATTCGTTATTATTCACCAGTTATTAATTTAGATGAGGTTGACGCAGGTGTACAATGGTGGGGTTACGGTAAATCAGTATTATCTCAATTTGAAAATTGGTTATTAAACCTAGAAGAAGATGAAGCTCCTTTCTATTCAACAGAAAGACCAGAAAAAATTATCGTATCTTACAATGATCAAGCTGCCCCAACAGATATGTATAAGTTAGATAAAAAACTTATTGCTAAAGCATATTCAGCTTCTCAAAATGCTGAATGGGCAGAACAAATCAAACCTTTAAACGAAGTTATGACGTATGAAATGCCACAAGAGAAAGTCTTAGAAGCATTAGAAGGTTATTTAGATCGTAGAAAAGATGAATTAGACGCTACATCAGTAGACGAGGAAGACGAAAACAACGGTCCGTCAAATAAAAAACTTGACAGTCTAAAAAAATAATAAACAAATAAAAATAAAAAAGGGTTGAAATATACCCTTTTTATTTCTCAACTAGTTAATCAATAAGTTTAACATATAATCTCTTTGTCTAATGGCGAAAAAAGAAAAAGAAGTATCAAAAGTCGATGATATTTTCTCACAATTAATTACAGAACAAAACAATTTATTTACTGGAGCTGCTGCTTCTGGTGCTGATATGTTTTCAGACGTTAAAATGTATATCTCAACAGGTTCAGCAATTTTCGACACTGTTATTTCTAATAAAGAAGTAGGTGGTTGGCCTTGTGGTAGAATCGTAGAAGTCTTCGGTGAAGAAGCAATAGGAAAATCAACTTTAGCTTTCCAAGCAATGGCTAATTGTCAAAAAATGGGAGGTATTCCTATTTACTTTGACGTTGAGCAAGCAGGTTCTAGAGAAATGATGAAAGCTTGTGGTGTTGATTTGAATCGTTTAATTATCTCTGGTTTAACTTCAATTGAAGAAGTATTCGGAGCAATGGAACAAAATCTAACTACAATTATCAACAACAAAGCATATAAAGATAAACCAATCTTTATTGTTATCGATTCTTTAGCTCAAATGACTACAGATGCTGAAGTTGAAGCAGATTATGACAATAACATGATGCTTAATACCCTTAAAGCTAAACAAATCGGTAAAGCTTTAAGAAAAATTTCTCCTTTCTTGAGAAAAGCAAATGCTTGTTTATATATTGTAAATCAAACAAGATCTAAAATTGGTGTTATGTTTGGAGACCCTACTACTACAACTTCTGGTAAAGCTTTACCATTTGCAGCATCATTACGAATTAAATTGTTAGGAAAATCTCCAGTAGTTATTCCAGACCCTTTTGTTGAACAAGAGTGGGAGAAAATGTTGAAGCAATACGAATTTGAAGTTAAAGAGTGGCAAGATAGAGGTAAATTAGGTTCTAAACCTGAAAAACCTAAAAAACCAAAAGGTGATGAGGTAATCATTGGTTATCAAGTAACTGCAAGAACAGAAAAGAATAAAATCGGACCTCCAAAAAGAGAAGCTGAATTTACAATTATTTTCTCACAAGGAATCATGGAAGAAGATGCATGGTTAGATTATGGTGTTAAGTATAACGTTATCAGACAACTTTCTTCTACTGAATTTGAATTCATCAATCATCCAGAAGTGGGTAAATTTAAACGTAAAGAGTTTAAAGGTATTTTAGCTGATGTTGAATTGCATGATGAAATTAAAAAAGAATTAGTTTCTAAGTTAGTAAGAGCTCCTCTTGCTACTGAAATCAATGACGAAGAAGAAGAGGAAGAATTAACTGAAAACTAAAACTTATGGAAAATAAAGACTACAAAGTACTTTATATAGATGCTTTTAATCTCTAACTTTTACTAATTTTCTTATATTTACTATAAAGTAATGGGGAAAATTA